TGGTTGGAGGTGTCGTGGTGGTTGGAGGTGTCGTGGTGGTTGTAGGTGTCGTGGTGGTTGGAGGTGTCGTGGTGGTTGGAGGCGGGCCACCCCCGGGAGGAGGCGGCGGTGGAGGCGGAGGCGTGGAGTCTCCTGGAGGTGGAGACGTTCCCGAACAGCTCGTACCGGCCCAGTCACCAAGACCGCACGCCCAATTTTGAAAGTACGCCAAAACGCCTACACCTAGTAATACTAAACAAAGTATGAGAAGGCCCACCGCAATAGCGCCGGACGACATTTGTTATATGATAATTTTTTTTTCAGTCACTTCCTTGAGCGCCGCCTTATGCTCAAAAAAAAATAATTGTTGATATCAAGATGGACAATCTTTTAAACTCTGTCGATTCACGGACAGCGTTCAAACCCGGTCACGTAAAGATTGTAGAGGGGCCTAACGGTTCTCGCATGATTGCGCAACGCCCATCACCAAACATGCCTGAAAATTATAAGAATATAAAAAATATACCACCGAACATAAACTCTATTCGCGACCCTACATTCAATCATTCGAGTAATTCTCAGATTATAAGGTTCATCATGTATGCATACTATGCCGGATGGGATCTCAATTACCCTGATGGTCGTCGGGTTATGAGTGTTTTTCACCGAGCCATAAGTAAACTATCGTCTCGGAATCCGAAAAACACTTCTAGAATACAACCGAAGGTTCTATACAATCTTCTAACCCGACTCAATCGCGAAACGCTCGTAACTCTCGGGAAAATATTAGAGTGGTGAAGGCCACACGTATCCTGTATACGGTTCGACATCGAAATGGTAAAACGATGGGTCTTTGTGGTTCAAAGAAGCCTGGTGGGAAAGGTGGACCGGTGCGTGTCCCCACCACCACGGAGGGCGTGGTTTCGCACAGTGCGGCAAAAAATTCATTGTATTGTTGTACCCTCGTGATTTCCATTCAGAAATCATGACGTTACAGTATTTTGCCAAGAAACATGTGTGGCCGGCCCACATCTTAACCGCCGGGTGGTTGGCCCACCCCTTTGTGATTCCCTTTAGGGTTCTCCAGATTTGGTACGCCTCGACGCGCTGTTTTCCCAATCTGCGGTAATCCAGTACTTTAGCACACGCTTCGAGGTCATCATATGGCGCAAAGGTCATCATTTTTGTTTCAAAATTGAGAAAAGTTCCTATAGTATTGAGGCCTACATGACACTTTTTTTGTCCCGTACTAATAGGATGACGTGTGGAAACGGTGCGCTCCAGACGCGTGCGACCTGTTGGTTCTTTTCAATCATTAACGGGTTCCTCATGTCATCAGCGGGTCAGAAGATTTTGTTTGCCTCGCTCGAAAAGTTTTACAAGGGTCTTAGTGCGGAAGAAAAGGCGTATTTTGATGACGGCATGAACGCCCCGTGTCCACTCAGGGCTGACATTATCAAAACAAAGCGAATTTATTTTTACAAATTTCTGGATCAGTATCTGTGCTACCGTTCAGGACCGCGTTCGGTATCCCTAAAGGCGGGCAAATCTATAAATATTCTCGGAGGTGCGAGCCTCGCTGGATCTCTCGCCAGGGCTCACGCGGGTAGTCAGGGTGCGTATCCAGGTGAAGAACTTCCGAAAGTTCTCAAGCATCTCGGTATAACAGACTATCTCATTGCAAATGCGTATGGTCATCTTCCGATCGCGGACGCCAAAAAACGCCCTCATTTCGTGGTGGTCAAACCGGGAGGCCGTTATGAGATGCCTAGTTTCACCCCGTTCCGTCCACAGACGTACAGCAGGATGTGTTGCTCAATTATAATAGGTAATACAAAAGCACCAAACTCTACACAGCACAAGATTCACGCCATAACAGGGTTTATGTGTGACGGGAAAGGATACCTATTTGATTCGAACCAACGCAAGACCTTCCCTTGCAAGTGGTGGCTCCAAGCGGAGCTGAAACGTGTTGTCGATAGTGAGGTCGCTAAGCATTACGACTTTTTTACGGGAGGACAAATCAATTATTTGATGTACAGTTACGTCATCTTTTCAAAGAATTCATACGTGGACTCGATACATCCCGTGTGTCGTCTCAGGTACAAGGCGACCAGGACGCCGCTCAGTTATCTTTCGAACACAAACCTCAACCCTGCTCAACTCGCGGCGCGCCGACGGGCTCAAGCGCGTGCGCCACCTCGTCCCGTCCTCGGCAAAAACTTTTTCAATACACTTTTGACAAAGAACAAGAACAATGCCGAGAAACAGATTAAAAATCTGGAAAATGCTGGATACAAAATAAATAAAAATGTGAGGAATGCATTTTTCAAAAAATTCAATAAAGTTTCATTCGAAAATGTCAAACGCGAAATGTCGTCTAAAAAATTCAAATACGAAAGACAGGCGGTTTATTCCCGAGTATACAAAAACTTCCACCCGAATCAACGCAAGATTCTGGCTCATTACAGGGACACGGGCACCTGGACAAATTCTGTTTTGAAAAAGAAGGTGGCAAACAGCCCACGGACTGCTCGGCGCAAGAATATTGAATCAAAATTCAAAAACTGGTGGAACAAGTTGACTCCAAATAATCATAAAGTTGTTAGAAATTTTATTAGTACATCTTCAAAATCTCCTTGACCACTTCCGACCGAACAACGTCATCACCAGTAAATGCAATGTGAAGTACATGTGTAGAATCTGTATCGAGTCGAACCAAGAGGTCTGCGAGTCCGTTCCCATCCTCAAAACCGCGTTCGCACTGCTGCGTATCCCCGGCAACCACCATCTTGGATCCTTCACCGATTCGGGTCAGGAGCATCTTCATCTGATTTGGCGTCGAGTTCTGCATCTCATCGGCAATGATCCACGCCTTGTCAAACGTCCGACCACGCATATAGGCCAAAGGACAAATCTCAATCTGTTGATCGCTGACCATATCACGCACCTTTTTTGGTGAAAAATACCTATACAGAGAATCGAACATGGGACGGGTCCACGGCTCCATTTTCTTGTTCAAATCTCCTGGTAAAAATCCATGTTGCTCATCCACACTCACAGCCGGTCGCGTCAGAATCAGGCGCTGGACTTGGCCATTCAATAGAGATTTGGACGCGGCATGACACGCCAGGAGCGTCTTCCCTGTACCCGCGGGTCCTGTACCTATGACAACCGGGACGGACGAGTACAGGAGATCCAGGTACCGACGCTGGGAAAACGTGCGTGGACTAATCATGTAGTATTTTTATAACCCTATACTTTAACAGATGACTATAGTTCCTTTTTGGAAGATTTATAGTTACTGGTCGTTTGCCATGGTTGCGTTGTGGTCAGCAGGTCATCTCCCATTCTCACCACTGGTGTCAGCGATTATCGCATTCATGGGAAGTTTATTTATGATACGAAATTTCAACAGCGCAAATGTTTTTATATTCGTGACCCATCTCTGGCCTTTATGGATTTTGAGGAATACTACACTCGATGTGATTCCAAACCTAATAGTATTTTTGGTATATAATATGTTTTTGTTTGCACTCGGGACTAATTACACGGAGGTGTACACTACTATATACAATAACCCGCCGACTAGCTTAAAAGAGTACCTGAGTCAGAGGTTTTCAGTTTAAAAGACTCGTCCGCCTTGATGAACCATTTGCCACCAGGCTTGTAGTACTCACGCTTCCATATGCGCTGGACAGCGATGATTTTGTGTTCGTCAAGTGTGACGAGACCCGTTACGGGACATAGGTACGCATCCTCCCCGACGGGGTTCAGACGCCGCCTTTTAGCCACCTTTCCGAGATCCGTATCCTTGTCGCACTTGAACAAATCGCTATCTAAAATCAAAGCCATCTATAGATTGGCCGACCGTCGGGAGTGTTTCCTATATGTTCTATGCGACCCTCCTCTAAGTCTTTCTGGAACTCGATGTACGTGTTTTGATCTGAAGTTTTTTTGATCAGCTCAAGACACGCTGGACACGGACACATCTATTTCTATTTTAATATAAAATTACAACCTCTTGGGGGTGGGGTCACACGTTTTTTTTGCTTCAAGAAACGTGAGGACCCGCCTTCATGACTTCCGGAGACAGAGGGCGGTCAGTCGGGCGCACGGACTGGCGGCGCGTCGGTCCGACCACAGGAGCGCCATGAATGAGCTCTTTGATGTAAGGATTGATGAACTCCGCCGCCTTCTTGAAAAGGCTCGTGTACCCGTCAAACGAAAAGATCCACGCGGGAGGCTTATTCATCAGCTTGAGAACCTTGGGATTTGCTGGGATTGGGAAAAATGAAACAAAGGCAGCCACGATGATGGACCGCCAGAAGATTGGCATTCTCTACTACCTAAATAGATACGCACCTCTCTAAGTCGCTTGTGAGCGACTCAAACTCGTACATGAGCCGGCGCCGACACACGAGATGTTCTGGATTGGATGAACACCGGCGCCAACTCCTTTGAATAATTTCAACACAGTGCTCGTATGGGATCATAACACATTCTATACGAGGACGGAACTGTTGGGCAAATAGTCGGATCATGTTGTTCAGAATACGGACCATAAAGTCGTGACCGTCCTCTGGCCGTGCGACGTCGATGCACGCAGCAACCGTGTGTCTGAAAATTTCCCGAGCCGTCACGAGCGCGAGTCGGACGTCCTCGATACTTTCCCAGACCCGAACGATAGTATCAAACGCCTCAACAACAGAATTTGAAACTTCCTCAACAGTATCGACCGCCTGTTCATCCATCTCGTACCAATACGCATGATTGACGGAAAAAAACAAGGACCGCGTGAGATATTTACGAATGTCCTCCTCAAGTGCGTCGAGCTGTTCGCGCACTCCGGCGTACCGGGGCTTGCGCGGAGCCTCCATTGTTTTTTGGACTCCTCTTCCTTTTAGGGCTGTTGGGCGGGGCGCCACACGTTTTTTTTTCATTACACTTCATGGCTCGTCCATATGGTCGTACATAAGACGACCCGTACGCTCTTCACCCTCTTCCCACCCGCCCCGCCATTGCTCCTCCTCGTAGAGTTCGCGCATCAGGGTCTCGAGATTTCGATCCAGAGACGAGCGGAGGTTTGTCCAAAAGGTTTGAACCTCGGCGTACAAAGGACTCGTCGGGTCGAAAGGGATCTCGGGGAGTGGTGCAGCGGCTGCAATTTTTGCCCTGGTTTCTGTAATCTTCTTCTCGAGGTGCGTGACCATCTGGGTGTGCATCTTCTGGCGCTCGAGACACGGCTCAGAGAAGTACGCGTCGACCGCGTCACCGTCGATGTCACCGTCGTACGAGTCTCCTTCGAGATCATAGAGGCTCTCCTTCGTTATGTTCTCGTACACATAATTGATCATGTAGTCGTACATCGATGGCGTGATGGCCTCCTGCGTATGGTACTCAAAGTCACCGTACGTCCATACTTTGGATACGCGCATACCGTCGGTCGCAGTCAGAACGCCATTCTTGAGCTCGAGCCAGGAGTTTGGGCTCATTTTGGTTTTGGTATACAGGATAGACACCTGTACTCTTTAGGGCGTGTCAAGACACGTTTTTTAGGCCTCCTCAGCCTCCTCCTTCTTGGTCAGCATCGCAAGGGTAATCTTGAACGCGTTCGCCGCCGCAGCCTTCTCGGGAATCTTATCCTCCGAAGTCTCCTTGATGGCGGTCAGGAACGCCTTGTACATGGTGGTGGCCTCAACAGCCTCCTTGAGATCGGCATTCGCCTCCTTCAGATCAGCCTTGAGGTCAGTCACGCGGTCGAGTGCCTTCATCAGGGTCTTGGATGTGGATGCCATTTGATAATTATTGAGGGTCTTGTTTTTTTATCTGGGTTCGTGCTCATCTTAAAAAGAAGAAAGCTACTAAAAAGTAGACATGGATCCGTACCAAGCGCTCGGAATCCAGAAGGGTGCTTCAGAAGATGAGATTAAAAAAGCATATCGCAAGTTGGCTCTCCGTCTGCACCCAGACAAACCGTCTGGCAATGCTGAAGAATTTAAAAAAATTCAGGGTGCTTACGATATTCTTTCAGATCCACAGAAAAAAGAAAACTTTGACCGGTTCGGAAACGCTGAAGGCGCACCTGGAGGCGGCGGGTTCCCGTCCCCCGCTGATTTTGCAAACATGTTTGGTGGTCAGTTCGGGTTCAACCAACAACCCAAGGGTCCTGTTCGTCGTGCCAATTTTGATCATGAATTGAAAATAAGTCTTGAAGAGTCATACCGGGGTGCCACCCGGAATTTACGTATCGTCCTAGAGAAAACCTGTTTTTCGTGTCTCAAAAAGTGTTCCCAGTGTGGCGGTCGGGGATCTATTCAACACAATATGGGACCTATGGTTTTTCAGCAACCTTGTCTCGCGTGCCAGAGTAATGGGTCATCGTCTATCGGGTGTAACCAGTGCAATAATGGTCGGAAAAAGGAGGAACTCAATTTAGAACTAAAAATACCACCGGGTATTGAGAATGGAAATATCATGGTCGGTCATGGGCTCGGAGAACAGCCCCGAACGGGGAAGGACGAACCTGGGGACATTATATTTCACATCCGCGTGAAGGACCACCCGGAACTCATGCGTCAGGGTCTCGACCTCGTGTACCAGACTCAAATTTCGTTTGAAGATTCAGTCAATGGTAAAAAGATACAGGTTCCACACTTTGACGGGCCGATCAGCATCGACACATCAGACTGGGGGGTTCTGGATCCGCGCGAAGATTATGTGATTCCGTTCAAAGGGTTCAAGGTTGGCGACAAGGTTGGGCGACTCCGTGTTCAGTTCAACATCGTGTACCCGCACGTCAAGGCTTTGTATGTTTTGTCAAAGATCGGTACGCAAATATCAACAGGGACGCAGTCAGAGTGACGGTCGCGTGATCGGCAAACAGGTGCGTCATCTCATCAAGGGTTGGCTGGGCGTGGTGAAACACCAAATCGTTCAGTCCCGAAGGTACGATCCCGAGTCCGACATTCCTTTGTACTGTTTTGAGCGTCTTGCGCGTTAAAGGGTGGCGCTGGACGCGACGTACCGTGACGAGCGTCCGCACACACGGCGCGCGCAACGGAACTCCCATACTATCTATTACGAGTTTATTTTTTAAACAAAATTATTGCTACGATGACTGAGGACGTCACAGGGAATTTATTTGCAAATACGCAAATTGGAGGCGTCACTAATGTGATACCGATTGCGTACCAGACTTGATATGGCATGCCTTTTCTAGAAGGGCTTCCTTTATGCGAACCGCTTTTTTTGTATATACCGTATATTCACTCGCCTTGCGTCCCGAGTCGCGCTTTTTCTGACGTGCCGACTCTTTTTCCATCTGAAATTGAAAGTGACCCCCAGGCGTCTTGGGGGTGCCCGGGCACGTTTTTTCACGGCCCATAGTAACAACTCATGGCTGGGGAGAAAGAGTCTGGCGCCGACTCTTTCCTCCAGTTCCTCAAAAAACAAACTCGTGCACACAAATACCTCAACAGCTTGACAAAGGCCGAAATAGAAAATATACTCGAGCAACACGTTCCGCGTCTCAAGTCCCTCCATGTATTCACAACCCCCCTGGCGCCACCAGAAGTCTATGACGAATACATTGAACTCAGAAATCGCGTCGTTGAACGTGCGCGCGACGACCTTCAGACGGCTTTTAAAAAAAAGTTCTTACGTAACGTGCCCAAGGGGTCCACCACTGAATTTGCCATCAATTTTTACCTAAAAAGTATATAAATGGCAGACGAGTGTCCGGTGTGTCTCGAGCCTCTTGAGGGGACAATAGTTCAGATGGCCTGCTGCCGCAACAGGGTCCATATCCAGTGTTACGTCCCCAAGTGCCCTCTGTGTCGTGCACCGCTTCCACTGCCGAGGGCAGCCGAACCCAATCAAATCATTGTCCCAGTTCCAGTCCCTGCGCAACTACCCGCAGCACCCCGGACCCAGAAGGCGGTTGTCGTCGTTCTATTCATGGGCACCGTGGGGATGCTTTCGGCCATGTACTATCGTTAAAAAAACGTGTCCTGCCTCGGCCACGACACTTAGAGAGGAGGGTTCTTTAAAACAAAAACATGAATCGCATCACACTTCGCGCATCTGATGTGGCCGCCATCATCGGTCGGAACAAGTACAAGCCCCGCCATGAAGTCCTGGACGATATGTGGAAGCGGTGCTCACCCTCAACCTTCACGGGCAAGACCAAGCGTGACAAGGCGGAGGAAGCCCTGAACTCGTCCGAGACGGCCCGGGCAGTTTTTGCGACCGCACTCAACACTCGCGCCAAAGATTCCACCGAGGTTCAAAAAATTTATTCAGAGGCTCTTGAAAAAGTGAATTCTGATCCAAAATTGAACACGACCCAAAAGGCTGAGGTCATCGAACATCTGCGTTCCAAGGTGTACACGTCCCATGGCACACGGTCAGAGGATGCGACCGCCACAAAGGTCGAGGCGGACAAGGGCGTCAAGTGGACCAAGGATAACGCCTTTTATTCACAGGACGTGTGCGAACTTGACGGAAAGAAGTACGTCCTTGTAGGCAAGATTGACCGGATCGAAGAACTCGAAGATGGGTCTCGAATTTTGGTCGAAATTAAGAACCGGACAAACCGGTTATTTGGACGTGTGGTCGACTATGAGAACATTCAGGTCCAGGTGTACTTGCAGATGCTGGGTCTTGTACATGCCCGGCTTGTGGAGCAGTACAACAACCAGGTACTTAGTCATGATATTACACGTGATGAAGAATTATGGTCAAACGTTATTCGCCCCGGCCTTGAAGAATTTTGTTTAGAATTTCATACCCTTACTCGTGAATCTGAACCTTGCCGTTGAAAATGTCGGTCAGTGTAATCATGAACACCTCCTCGTCCTCCTCGAAACTCGTCAGCTCCCACCCCTCACCCTCAATGAACTCCGCCACGAGGCACTCCACGAAACGCGTGTGCTTCTTGTGCTTGACCGTCAGGGTCACCTTGCGTCCGACCAGCTCCTCGAACCACTCCTCGTACGTCTCAAGCTCATTAGCAATCTGATCGCGCTCCTTTGCCAGGTCAAGAACAGCCTCAATCGCCTCCATTTTCTACTTTACACACGGTTCGTCTTTTTATCTTCGTTCATCATAGGAATATGAGTCTCTTTGATATCAGCGCCGTGTCTTTGGCGGAAGTCATCGGCGATTTCGGATTTAAAAGTTTCGCACGGGGCGGTGGCGCCACCGCATTTGCTCAGGGCGCAACGGGCTACATCGGCGTCATTTACTTTTTGATCCGTTCTTTGCGTGTCGGGAACGTTCTTTATGTGAATGGGATGTGGGACGGGGTGTCGGCCGTGCTTGAATCTATCGCGGCCTATTTCCTGTTCGGTGAGCGCTTGACCAATCCTATGCAGTACCTGGGACTCGTTTTGGTGATTGCGGGAATATTCATGCTTCGTGCACCAGATAATGCTATTCCTTACAATTGAATATAAATCGTCATTTCGAACCATTCGTCTTGTAGAGCCCTAGACCGCTTCCCTCCTTTCCGTGGTCCCCCGACGCGCTTTGGTGGTGGCACCGGTATCGGATCGTCGTACCATGTTCCCCGGTCCATGTGTCGGTCCGAGTAGTAGTCGCCACAGTAAAACACGTCCGCCATCTCGTCCGGGTGCGCCTCATGATACCGCAGGAACCTGTACGTCTTTTCGATATCCATAAAGTCTTCGATCACGTTCAGGAATATTCTTCGGCGCCATTTAGGGCCCATCTCCTCCACGAGTTCCTGGGCTTCGGCGAACGACTCCTCGAGTGCTTCGCCAAAGACTTCGGCACACCGCGCCTCGTACGCCTCCTCGTTCCAAGCGTCCCGGACCTTGTGGAATCCTGACCAGTAGATGGGCGACCGACACATGGGGCACGCCGAGCCATTCACGCCCTTGAGGTACCAGCTCTTTATACATCCTTTGCAGAAAACGTGGCCGCAGCACAGTTTCTGGAAGGGACCAGATTCGGAGTAGCACACTGAGCACTCCATTTTCGCGTCTGGTCTCTTAAGACAGGCCAAGACTTTTAAGGAAGACAAGACACGTTTTTTTTCTTCGACTATTTTATGGAGGTTATAGACGTGGCTTTTGACCACGGATTCTGGGTTTTTGGGGGGTACGTGAGAGACGTCATTATACGTGGTGAATCAAAATACACAGACATAGACATTGGGTGTTCGTGGGATCAAATGCACCTCATTCCGAAATTTATAGAAGAAATAGGGGGTCAAGTCCATTACGATACGCTCGAAGCAACTGGAAGAACCCAACATAGAACCATTCCTTTTATTCGACGAATTTTAAAAATAAAAACACCCTTCGATGACGTAGATGTAATAGTGTTTTCGAGTTTTGAAGGTTTTATAAATAGAGAGATGTTGGCGTGTGTGATCACGCCCAACTATTTTTACCAAACTCGAGACGGACTTTTTATGAGAGGAAACTTCAGTAAAGAGGAAATGGAATACTATATTAAACTTACACTCCAAAAGAAGTTTTCAAATTTTGAAAAAAATTGCTACAATCCTGCGGGAGTAGATAAACTTTTAAAGAAAGGGTGGCAAATCGCCTCATAAAATTTTTTTTAGAAACCGTATGTGTAAGAACCCGATACGGGCGGCGGTGGAGGTGGAGGCGGACCACTCACGGGCGGCGGTGGAGGTGGAGGCGGACCACTCTTGGGTGGCCCGGCGAAAATACCCTTGAGTTGCTCTGCCGTCGCAAACGGACAAGCCATACCTGCACAAGGTTGATCCGTAGACTCCCATGTTCCAGTTTGTAGGGTGGCAACATCGATACCATGATAGGAAGGACAATTGCCATTGTATTTTGCCGGTCTAAAGTTTAATATAGTGTAGCTGATTGGTGCTTTCTTACCACAATCATCCCGCTTCGTCGCGCTTATAGGACATATGGGGCCGGACATCTGGACCTTACAATCTTCTGCGTTACACGCTGGCGCTTCACATTTCTCTGTTTTCGATATGTATTGTCCATCCCCTGTGACTTGGAAACCATGTTGATCGGGTGGGCACGAGCCATTGTTTATAGGTGCCACATAACCCGATACAGTATAGATCTTCGCACCATCCTTTCCACAGTCTGTTTGACCAATTGTATCTACTGTACAACCCACAGTGTCACCGAATGAGTATTGACAATTTACTGGGCACGCAGTTCCGATGCAGGGTTCGTTGGTTGTTATCACCTCGCCCGGTGTAAATCCAGCATCTGGAACGGTCATGCCGTGGTGAGGCGGACACTGACCACCGTATTGTTTTCCAACGTACTTTGTTATTTTCCATTGTTTTTTTCCAGTCGCACCACATTCGTCCGTGGTACAGCCCACATATTCGCTGCTAATCTTACAATCTATCGGATCGCGAGGGTCTTGAATACTTTTTGCGGCGATAATATAGTCTGGAAGATAAATGCGACCAATTGGTTCAGGAGCATCCCATATACCACCCACTTGACACTTGCGATTCATAGAACTACTAAAGTCTCGCGTCAAGAATTGAATAGAAGCTCCATATGGTTTTCCATCTGCGGTCACTAATATTTTTTTGCGAAAACCTGTAACGTTTTCCGGGGTAACCCCGTCTGGCAGGGTAATAGTCACCCCAGATGAAAGAACGTTGCTTCCTGCCCACATCATCCAGTTTATATTGTCCAAAACAACCTGGTTCAAATCTATATCATTAGATCGTCCGCCATTAACGATATTTTTACCTGAAAACGACTCGTCAATGTCGACCCACGTACCAGCACTATTTATAGAAGCAAACGTGTAACTCCGGTCCGATTCCGCCGAACCAGCAACGTACCCGCTCATTTTACGAGCAAAAATAAGTACCAAAATAGCTAAAAGCAGGGCTATGATAATGTTCTGCTTCTTCATATAATATATTTGAGATAATTTTTATCTAACTGATGCATGGGCCATTGCACAAAATATCACCGAGTTTCGAGAACACTGCTGCGCCACCACCAGACACTGAAGGAGGGGGGGCGCCGCCTGAAGACGGTCGCGGAGGGGGAGGACCTGGAACCGGGACTGAAGGCGGGCGTGGAGGGGGAGGACCTGGAACCGGGACTGGAACCGGGACTGGAACCGGGACTGGAACCGGGACTGGAACCGGGCTGGGTGTCGGGGGAGGCTCCTTCTGAGATGGCATCAAAAAGTAAACCATCAGGGCTATCACAATAACTACAGCAACCACAATGCCTATGGTTTTTGGGTCCATTGACATCTTCCTGACTGGAACGGCGGCGTTCATGTTTATTAATATCTTAGATTAAAAGGCGTCCAGTGAGTCGTAGCAATTGCCTGAGTAAACTCGGGGTTTGAAATAACGTGCTGACGAATCATGGGCCACAGATTAGGGCAATTTGAAATTGTATCTAATGGTTCAAAGCGACATTCATCATTTTCATCGTAATTTTTGCGAAAAGGAACTTGGGACCCTTCCATTTTCTTCTTTTCTTCGATGAATCTCTTGATAATGTGGCGGTGTTCTGTTGATGTCATGGGCAGGTTGAGAACATATACATGATAATGGTTCAGGACCTCGACGCCGTCTTCGATATCCCGAGGTTCTGGTGTGTTTGTTGTAAACTTAAAATAAGAGTAAGACCCCCTTTTTAAGTTTATGAGTCCCCGTGTTTCTTCTTCGAGTTCTCGAACCGCACACCGAAGTGGATTATAGACCTCACGTCGGCGACACCCGCCTGTCACGAACGTCCACTCTCTGTACCTCCTGTCATGGACGATCAAAAAGTGCTGGACGTCATTCACCGTGCTCATCGGTATCGCGATTGCTTTGTGCCTTTCTCGAGGTCCGACTCGAGGCTGGCTGTCCATCCTCTACTGAAACTTCCGGAGCAAAAAATTTATTCAGATTTCCCGTACGGGGATTATACGAAGCTAAAAATACTAAACACCCGATAATTGCTAGAAAAAACCAGTGCATAGTCTGATCTTTCTTGAGAGTTTTAGTTGGCGTAAAGCAGCGAGCCGAGACCGTTCTGGATGCGCAGAACGTTGTAGTTGACCGCGTACAGGTACGGCGTCGGGTACTTGGAAGTGATGTTCGTGTTGTACAGACCCAGAACGCCGTTGGTCAGGGTCGAGGGCACGACCAGACGGAAGGTGTCGAGCCGAGAGAAGTTCAGTGTACCCGTGGGCTGGAGCTTGGACGTGTCCAGACAGTAGCTGATGATGGCCACGTTGGCCACTGTGTTGTTGTGCACGTAGCCATACGGAGTGTTGTAATACTGAGGCACATCAGACCAGTGAATCAGGGACCGGGAATCACCCACATCCACACCGTTCACCTGCGTCTTCAGTTGGTACTGAGCCGCCGCCGCCGCTCCATTACCATTGGCGTAGATCTGGGCGTAGTTGACACAAGGGAACGCCAAGAACTTGACGGGTTGGGCGAGTGCCAACTCCTGTACCGGGTTGTTACCGAGAACCACGCGCTGGACCTGAGTGACCAGGAGATCCTGGGGGGTCTTGGCGAAGTAATCGCGCTCGGTCTGGTCCAGGTACACAAAGTTCGTCCAGGCCTGGAACTGCAGAGAACTGTACGTGGTGGTGGTGTTGGCGGTTCCGGTGAAGAAGGACATCGTCAGACCGGCGGGAATGGAGGTTGCGATGGAGGATGGGAAAGAGATGGTCACGTTGCTATTTGCGATGTTGGACACGCTGGACACGTAGACTGGGCCAGTCATGGGCAGACCCGCGACGTACTGGCCGAGCTGGACGCCACCCTGGCTCAGAGGGCTCGCCACCTGGGTCAGGGGCAGGTTCAGCGACGTCGTGCTCGCAGCAACGGCGACTGTCACCGGTACCTGAGCGGACGCGACGGGCGCGTACAGGCTCGCCACATTGCCCGTCAGGAAGGTTGACGAAATGTGGACATTTGCCGTGTTGGCGAAAGAGACAACAACGTTGGAGAAGAAGCCCTGGCCAGACACTGGGGCGAAGGCGTTCGAGAAGGACTGAATGACAGCCACGTTGGTCTGCAGATTGGTAAAAGGATTCACGATCATCATGCCGGGGAACAGAGGACCGGTTGTCTGAGACACAAATATATTCGCCAAGTTGGAAGAAAGCACGGTATCGGAGATCAAGTTTGCAGTCCCCTGGGGCTGGGCGGACAGCACGGGGTAAGTGGTCTGTCCGATCGTGATGGTCTGGTTGAGGTAGGTCGACCAGGTGATGCGCACCTCCACATCGTGGAACTGCAGGCCGATCAGGGGCAGGCACACGGACCAGTCCTTGCAGAAGAAGAATTTGAGAGGCAGGAAAGAGTTCTTCTGATTATTGAAAGTGGTGGAGTTGTTGTTCAGGTACCGCTGAGAGAAGGTCTGGGCACCGGTGATGGGCTCGATGTCGGTCATGTACTCGATATCCTGAGTATCGACAATCTGGCCTCCGATGAGAAGTTCAACCTTGTCGATGATACGGGTCCAGTCAGGATTCACCAACTGGGCGCCATTATTGTCCAGAATGGTCAGGTACACGTAGCTCAGAAGGTCGCCCTTCTTCTCAAAACGAATCGTGGAGATGCCACCGGCGATGGGGGCGCCCTGGATCACCTGGCGCTCCACGGAGTTGGCATAGTGCGTGTAGCGCTTGTAGTTGGAACGATAAAAGGAAATTTCTGGCTTTCCCGTCAACCAAGTGTCCTGAGGGCCGACGGCGACGAGTTGGACCACACCTCCAGACATTTACTTTGAGTTGATATTTTTTTGCGGTATCTTAGTTCACAGAAACTGTGTTAAAAGGTGTTGTGCCCATGGCGGGGTCCGCCTTCTTGGGTTCTGCGAGAGAATACGCCAACGGATTCTTCTCGAGCTGCTGGATGGCAATGTCGAGAAACCCGTCAGAAGAGCGTGGATTGGGGTTTGACTTGAATTCATTGAGAGGATCATCATACGTTGGAGGTAGAGTACCACGACCCTGATTCGAACCTGTAATGCCCATCGGACCTGGAGGCACGGGCTCTGACTCGATGCGGAGCTGGGTCGCTGCGCCAACCTGGTTCACGGGATCGTTGCGCACGTTCATACGAGTTCCATTGCCTGGACGATCAGGCATGCTGCGGTACCCAGACATGCGGGTCAAGGGCAGACCCGTGTATGTGTCACAGCCAGATGCGTACGGCTGGGACACGTTGTACTGTGGAGGGCCATCGGAAAGGGTATCCGTGCGTAGTCCAGTCTCTCCACGAATAGTCTGCTTTTTGGTCTTGAGGAAGTTGGGCCGACCCTCTGGGCCGACCAGGGCACTCTGAGCGCCGCCGCCTCCAAAAGCCCCTGGGGGTCGGTACGCCGTCTTGCTCTGGGAAGCGTCGTGAGTAATGTCGCCAATATAGGCTGCACCTCCATTTTTGACAACTGGATTGGCTGGGCCCGACCGGCCCTCGAGGGTCGTGAGGCGCTCCTCGTTGATATTCGTAGGCAATGCACGGAAGTAATCGTGGAACCCACCAGCGGCGCGAACGTTGGGACCGACACCTAGACCTGGACCGACCGTCATAGGCGTCTCGAGTGGAGAAACGTTGTTCTGCTTGTTTGTGATGTATTCACGGTTGTACAGGTCATAGACCGGCTGACCGTACGGAGACCGCGAGTTGGTCGGGGTCACGTCCTGAAGGTTCGGGACAGCCTCCTTGGGGGTCAAACGCCAGTCGCCAACACGTCGGCCGAGTTCAGGATTCGTATTTCGCAGATCAAAACCATCTGCACGGTGTCCGACTGAATCCGCCATCATGTCCGTCTGGAACCGGGTAATGGGTGGTGCTGGAGCACGTGGTTTCGTGGTTGGAGGAGGATCACTCTTGGAATCTGAAAGAGTTTTTCCAGCAAACACAAGACCAACAACGGCTGCAAGAGCCAAAGGGTCCATTATTACTTATTATACATCTTTTTTCACAAAGACCGAGTCCGAAGGACTCATGATGCAAAAGTTTTTGGAGCGGCTACCGGTCCCACGTTTTGACGCCCTTGGTATAGTACCGTTGCGCGAAGCGCTGATTCTGATACTCGCCAAAGGTGTTGATGGGGTTCCACTCGAGAACACGGAGAGGGAGTGTCACGTAGGTGTTGGGGAAGTCGTAGGCCTGCTCGGACCACCCATTTTTCCAGGATGTCGTTGGCTCCTCGCGGAGATCACTCTCGACATTCGTCTTGTCTTGGAGAGTCACTTGGGCTGGGCCATAAAATACACCCTTCTCGAGAACAAGAGGGGTATAACTAAATTGTGGCATTATTACTGTAAACTCATATTTAAATTTACCGTCCATTTCCGGCCCGCATTTGAGGCCGCTCTGGGAAGGCGGAGTAGAACCGATCTGGATCGCATGCGGCTCCACCTTGGTCGTGGCATTTGGGCGCAAACGGCTTTCCATAAGCAGCCTGAGCAAAGCCCGTCTGGTCATTTGGAATTGTGCTTGAAGGCATGGTGTAGAAATTTCGCTCTGCATCGCGTTGACGCTCAAAAGGGTGAATTTGACTCCACGCCTGCTGGACTTCTGTCCGCATACTCGGATACCACGCGGCGGCCGGACGGTCTGGGTTGTCGACATAGTCCGTCAACAGTACATTTCCCATGACGTTTTCGACCGTTGGAAGAGTCACGTCTGGACGGACGAGAGACCCGGCGCGTCCGTCGCCAATTGCCGAGCGCTTACTCCCATCTGCAATCATATTTGAGGTCCAAAGATAGTACAAAACGGCCAGGACGACCACGCCGAGTGCAAAGACGCGGGCATCCCGTGTGATTATATACACGAGACACGCAGCGTACAGAACGAAACGGGTGGTCGCCGAGACGCGCTCACGGGCTGACTGTGTCGCGGATGGCCAAAACTGGAGAAGTTCACTCGATCGAAAAATATCTTTGGGGTCCATTCTGTAATCTACTAAGATTACTTTTTCTTCGACTTGGGCTTCCGGGTCACTGGATGGGTCTGGGGCTTGGGGGGTGGGAGGTGCTGGGATCCTGCACTGAGCATCGCAGCAAACGGGTTCGCACCTCCACTCATCATTTGACTGAGCATACTGTTCACCCCGGCCATAAGCGCCTTCTCATCAATTTGACCGCTCTGATCAACCTTCATATTTTTTGCGCAATTTTCAGCGACTGACTCAATCATACTGAGCGTCTCGGGGGGAAACATGCTCATCGTCGTCCCGATCATATACAAGGACGAAAGATACTGCCATATGGCGTTCCGAGTGTTCTCAGAACAATCTTCGCGCTTCCAAATGATATGAAGCCCAAAGTTTTTCGCAAATTCATTTTCCTCGCAAAAAAAGGACGAATCCTTGGCGGACAACTGGGTGCTCCACGGTCCCAGGTACTTGATGTACTCTTGACACGAAACACCCGTCTTTTTGGGCTCGTCGGGGAACGCACTGACAAGTTCAGCAATGAACTGGTTCATCAAATCATCGAACGCCTTGATCGTAGTCATTTATATAATTTTTGAGTATTCAATCCTTAAGTAATTTAAAACGGCTCCTTGAGTACAGGGACAGAATCCCCGTGGCCGCGACTGACTATAAAGTACACGAGAATACCAACCAAGAAAGCGGGCTTGAAATAGTCGGAATTTTTCAATTTTCCTTCATTATTCATCTTTGATTTTGCAAATACATAGATTGCGACGATGGCGGCTGCAATCACGGCGGCGCTGAGGGGTTCACGACAGTACTGGTCCATCTATTATTACACGTGGTTTAATTTTTGAATTTTGGTTGGCGCATCTGGGAACAGGGACTCGCTCTCGTCGACGGGCGGCGGCGTCGCACCGGGAACCTCCGGCGGTGTCAGGGAGTTGTTGACCGTGACGGCCGTGTCCACGCCACCGGGAGTCTTTCCAAACTCCATGTTGCCCGTGTTTTGTGGCAAACCGTCGGCTGGGTCTTCTTCCTCGATATCTGGAACGTCCTCCTCTTCTTCGTCATGGTCCATGTCCAGATCATCACCAACTGCGGGCAAAGGCAAGTACGTATTCAAAATCTCGGCCGTTGGAATCAGGTCCTCGATGACGATGCAAATTTTCTTGTGAAATCGGCTGTGCAAGTCTGCGGTGCGTTCCTCCTCTGATTTGTTATCCACAATGATGCTTGGATTCTCGTAAAGGTCTTTGGCGCACGCCTCGTAGCACCTCTGGACGAATACATCATTTGCCGGGAGCTTTATGCTAATCTTTTTGGACTTTTTGTCGGTACGAATCGCGCTCAGAATCTTGACATTAATAACAAAAACAGCCGCCAATAGGTTGGGAAAAAGGGACTGGTTCTTGATGATAGCCTCTGTATTTTTGAGTGAAATTGAAGAGTTCCATGTCTTGACGCCTCTGAGGAGTTCCTGGAACACTCGGGTCGTGTTCTTCCCCTGGGACTCTTTCTTGGCTTCGAGCCAAATTTCCCAAAAAGCCTCAATCATAACCGGAATCATGGCATCGCAAAGCTTTTTGGTAAACCGACGCTCGGACTCGTTGAGGAGATCCATGCTATAGAATTTCCATAGAAAATGATTGAAGGCTCATTTCGCACCAGTCTTTGTAATTCGTAGGGTGTTGGCAGTCTTTTTCAGGTTCACGAGGCTCGGGAGATACGTGTTGGGTTCTAGAACCTCACGTTCCACCTCTGACTCGACGAGGGCCACCTTCGTCCACCGGACCCGCATGTCGAGAGGACCCACGAGGGTCACGATGTATCCAAGCCGTGTCATCTGTCGAGCCATGTACTGAACGGTCGTGGGAAGATCGTATCTGGGAAAGCCGACTATAAAAGACGGTACTGTCAGTACAACATCTTTCTGTCCAAGATCAGAAGCAGTTTTGATTTTTCGACAAAATTGCTTGAGAAGTTCCTGATAATATTCTTTTCGTACATCATCTCTTTTCTTTTCAGAGGCGACAATCTGCTTGGCTGAAAGAGCCATCTAATATATATGTAGATTTATGGGGAAAAGGAGTTACGCGCGGGTCTGAAGATTGGTCTTGGTCTCAATCATACCCGAGTTGTAAGCTGCAGGTATGCTCGTCAGATTCGGCTGTGGAGGCTGGTTCTTGTACCCCTGGAGCGCCCCCTGAAACTGTTTACTCAAATTATCAGTCACCGCCTTCCACGACTGGTATGAACCACCGATGTACCCGGGATTCGTCTCGACGACAGGCGAGTCACCGAACGAGAGAATTTCAACAGACCCATCCGGGGACACCTTGGCTTTCAGGTCGTACTGGACACCATAAAAGTATTTTTTATTGAAAAAAGAAATGCGAGCGTCATATGTACCACCTGCTCCAAGGTTGATGAAAACGGTGTCGATCGGGACGACATCAGGTTTCATCGTGAGGGCCTTTGCCAGGATGGCCTGGGTGATTTCAGGTGACACGGCTTGGTCTTGGACGGTGTCTTCCACAGCGTAGTAAGAAGTACTCGGGGTCGTCTGCATTCCGTTCCATACAAAAAAGAAAGCCATGGTCACGAGTATCAGAACAGTTAGGTCCTTCATTAAAATAGGCCCCGAAAAAGTTTTAGCGGCCGCGTTGTCAGGCCCCTCCCAAAAAACCAGGTCAGTACTAGAGATGGCCCTTCTGGTCTATTCGGACAAGTGCAAATTTTCACTCGAAATTATCCAGTTCATCAAGACCCAGCCAGCACTCATAGAGATTGTACGGTTTCACAACGTGACGACACAGGGCGTCCCTTCCAAAAAGATTACACGGGTGCCTACCCTGGTCACCAACGATGGAAAGATGTGTGTGGGTGGTGAGGTCAAGGCTTGGCTGAACTCGATGATCCCGACGGACTTTGAGTGCTGGGACGCTGGAGGAAACTTTTGCGCCAATTTGGATGGTAGTGAGAACGCAACACTCTTTGACCTTGACAAGTACGGCGAGTCTCTCGAACCAATTATGACTCCCGAACTTGAAGAAAAAATTAGCATGAGTGTGGCTGACGCGTATCAGAAGAACACGAGGGCATAAAGATAACACGGTTGTACATCACAAGATGTATTTTCGCACGATTCAAGCGTCGGCTCTCAAGTCGGTGTTTGAGGTCCTGAAGGATATCATCAACGATGTGAATGTATATTTCGACGACAAGGGTATTCACATCTTGACGCTGGATACCGCGCGCGTGACCCTGGTGCACATGTCTCTCGGCGCTGAGAATTTTGAGGAATATGATTGTTCCAAAAATATCGTGGCCGGCCTGAATATGGCGAACATGTACAAATTGCTCAAGTCAGTGACGAGTCAGGATACGCTCTTTGTCCGGATTGAGGGTAGAGACTATATGGAGATTCAGATTGAAAATTCAGAGAAAAAATCAGCCACCAATTTTAAACTAAAATTGTTGGACATAAATGAGGACATACTCGAACTTCCAGACATTCACATGAATGTTGTGACGACCCTTCCAGCAATAGACTTTCAACGAATTACTCGAGACATGGGTAATCTGGCGAGTGAGATGGACATTATTCGGGAAGGGACCCAACTGATTCTGAGTTGCAAGGGAGACTATGCTGAGCAGCAAACAATCATAGAATTCCCAGAGTCCGTCAAGAAGACGGGAAGCACATTTAGTCTCAAGTATATCAACTTGTTTACTAAAGCGACGAATATGTGCTCGAGCGTTCAGATCATGCAGGACTCAACCGAGGAAGACCGACCTATCGTGTTTCGGTACACGACAGCCAACCTTGGAGACTTGAAGTTCTATTTAGCACCTAAAATAGAAACTTAAAAATAATAATGTAATTTTGTACTAATGGAAGCCAGGTACGACGAGAGGATCAAAGGGTGCAAAACCCAAGAAGAACTTGCAGAGTATATTCTTTCGTGTATTCCGATAATAAGGGAATATACGAGTGAAGTTGCGACGACGACATCAACAAAAATGGTTGGGAACATCGAAATGGGATCCCGAAAGGGCGTTCAAAGAAATGATATATACAAAAAGTACCTCCAAGAAGTTGAGGATCAATTTGAACCTGAAAAGGTGGATCTGGTGAAAATATCCAATGCACCTTGTCGAAACTGTGGAGCACGGGATTCGCGTGTATTTGACGATGCAGCGAGTGAGGAAATTTGCCGAGAGTGTGGGGCGACTGAATACATTCTGGGCGACGAGGTTGGGTTCAAGGAGGAGCAAGAGATTGAGAAGAATATAGTTTATTCATACAAGCGCGAGAACCATTTTAATGAATGGATAAGTCAGTTCCAAGCCAAGGAATCTACATCAGTGCCAGATATCGTCGTCGAGAAATTACGTTCTGAATTTAAGAAGCAAAAGATACGGGAACTTTCTGAGATTACACATGAAAAGGTCAAAGGTCTCCTGAAAAAGCTCGGATACGCCAAGTACTATGAACACGTTCCATATATATCAAATATATTGAGCGGTATAACCCCTCCAACGATGCCTCAAGAACTTGAAGACAAATTGCGAGTCATGTTTCATGCGATTCAAGCACCGTTCGAGAAACACAAACCTATAAATCGTAAAAACTTTTTATCATATAGTTTTGTTTTGTACAAAATGTGTGAATTGCTTGGAGAAGATGACTACCTCCCATGCTTTCCATTATTGAAATCAAAAGAGAAATTATATGTCCAGGATCAAATTTGGAAGAAAATATGTGATGAACTTCGCTGGGAATTTGTGGGCACTGTGTAATTTTGAACTAAAGTTTTTATGTACTACCATAATAAATGAGCGAACTTGTTCAATGTTCAAACTGTTCCCGACTTCCCCAGCCCAAAGAAGAATTTTTGGGTCGGGGAAATAGAGTATGCAAATTATGTAGAAAATGTAGGACCAAATCCAATAATCAAAACTCAAAGGAAACTTCCAAAGAAAGGGTTAAAACTTGGAGAGAAAATAATAAAGAAAAGGTCAAAGTGCAATACCAAAAGGCGGCGAACGCGTGGGTTAAGCGCGAGAAGGAAAAAGACGCTGTTTCTTATAACGCAAGGATTCAGGCGCGTAGAAGGAAATGCGCAACGTCTAAAATTATTGATATGAAAGCTGGTGCTATAAAGAGGCGACTGGAATGGGAACTCTCAGACGAGGTGGCTCTGGAAATGGTCAAAACGCCCTGTATGTATTGTGGATTTATTGATCTTGATAAAACAGTTAATAGTATAGATCGACTAGACTCATTTAAAAATTACACAGTTGATAATTGCGTCCCATGTTGCACGCACTGTAATATGATGAAAGGATGTTATGATCCTGACACTTTTATCGAGAGGTGCAAGAAGATCGGAGAATGTCAAATGAGGTTTCCCGGAATAAAAAAGTGTGATTTACCCAAAACACAGACGAGGGAAAAGAAATCCTAGAACATGTCCAAACTTGGAGGCAGAATAGGACGGTCAACCTGAATATGCTCAAACTCGAGGGGGCCCAATTTATCTGGAAAATTGATGAGGTACCCATGCTTCAAACCCAAAAGAGCAAGGTAATTACGAGTCTGAATTCGGTAAGTCTCGTTGAGGCGACTTACCGACTTGAGTTCAATCACAAACCTATGGTCTATGATGAGATCGGCCCGAACGTGTCCCACGTTTTGACCGCGGTAAAACACGGGGACGATGCGTTCAGTCTCGTACGGGATGTCATGGTCCCGGAGAGCCACCTCAAACGCGCGGTGGTACACTGATTCGCTGTATCCCGGGCCGAGCGAGTTCCATATGTCTCCAGCAAGTTTGTAGAGGATCACGTCCATTGAAAGTAGAGCGTGGTGTGTTTTTAAGACGCCACCAAGGACAACAGGGGCTCTCGCTGAAGCTGTAAACGATGCAGTAATCGACACTTGTATATTTCCGTCAGAGTTCCTATAAACATCAACGCTATGATACTCCATATCATCGGGGTCAAAGTCTCTACAATTTGAGCCACCTTATCGATGGTCAAGTATGTTCCAAAAGATGTGGCAGCCATTCCCCAGCCAAAAAAAGCGCACACTCCCGGGAGAAAAAGTACGATGAGAGTTTTGTACATGATGTACGCGCGTGCCGAGTGTTTAAGTTCAAAAAAAACGCGTCCTGTCCACGGCAAGCACCGGTGAAGGATGAGAGTACAGCAAACAAAAAAGATGAACACCTCATGGAACCGACCCTCCACGCGCTCGATGATGCGCCGTATGGATGATCAGGAGCGCCGTCATGACCAGACCGATCTTTCATTCCTCTACGTCCGTCAGGATATGACGGACGTACAGAACCGTGTCGGCAGTCTTGAGAAGCAGGTCGAGGAGCTAAAGGAGCTCCTGACCGGGCGCCCTGTTGAAGTAGTCAAGTCTTCACGGGCCCCTGTTCGCTGTCGGATCTGCGGCGAATCTGGTCATATGGCCAACAACTCGAAGTTCCACCCTCTGATGGCGCCGATCTTTCGCGCGACCAATCCGGTTCAGGCCCAGAACCCCGTCATGATGACCCCCGCGAACATTCAGCGTTGAAGTGTAATTAATTTAGTTTTTTTCTATGACCGTCCCGCGCGGCGTTCACGAAAACGGCCTATTGCTCCCGCGGCAGCTGCCCCGTACGCCAGCCCTTGTGTACCAGCGGAAAGCGCATATTGTCCCGCCCGGCGAATCGTCCCCGCACTCTCACCGAGTTTTTCAGCAGTCTGAATGCCAGATTCCACACCTTTGATAGCAGCAACGATGGGACCAACGCGGTTATGTACTCGGCGTTGCATGTTAAGTTCTAGTTTCTCCTGTTCTGTTTCCAACTGTGCCCGTTCCGCTGCCGCACGAGCTTTGTTCCGGGCAGTGCCAGCTTCTATAGTTTTAAGTTCTGTATCAGCTATTTGCGCTTGAATACCCAATACAGTTGCGGCAACGGGTGTTAAATTTGTTATCGTATTTTGGAGAACTTGATTGACTGAAGGCGTTGCTACTTTTGCAATTTCCCGACGAAGTTGCGCAAGTTCATCTTTCATCGCGTCAATCCTTGCATGGTTCGGGGCGTGTTTTTGATTTAGCTTGTTTTTATAGTTTGACGCTTTATTGATATCACCTTTTTTCATATAAGCACGGTAAATATTCATACCGTTTTTCTTTTTTTGCACAAGAGCCCTTTCCGCGTTTCTAATGTTGCTTTTAAGCATACGAATTTGAGGACTCGTTCCTCGTTCCAAAAGAGCCGCCGCCATGGAGATTATAATGTAGCACACTGCAGCTATTTTCAACAAGTCAGTAGTTGGCGTATTAAGATACATACCATATGCTGTTCCACCCAACTTCACCGCATGCGCGCCTAGTGACATAACCGCGTTTGTCACGTTACGAATACGGGTACCCGACCCTAGTTGAGTCACACCCCCGTTGTTGGGTTTGGGTGCAGTGGCCGGCCCGTTGACTTTGCGGGCGTTATTGGATTTGGGCGCGTTGACTTTGCGGGCGTTGTTGGGTTTGGGCGCAGTGGCCGGCCCGTTGACTTTGCGGGCGTTGTTGGGTTTCTTTTTGCCCAAGCCAAATACCATTGTTAATATATTTGAACATTTTTTTCAACGCCGACCAAACATCTTGGAGTACTTGGCCCGGACCCACGTGGCGTCCTGTTTGTAGATGCGAGAGGCGCGGGGCAGGGTCCGCTTGGTCAGCGTGCTGATGGCAATCAGACGCCGGAGGACGGCGTGAGGGTCCTCGTGACCCTTGGTCACGGCGTTCGTGAGCGCCTTGTGGCGGTTGGTGGTCGCCTCGACTGGGTGATAGTGGTACCGGGTCAACATACCCGCCTTGAGCTTGCCAATCACCTTGGGACCCTTGCCGATGGCGCCCACATCCTTCGTGGGAACTGAACGCACGCGGGACGTTCCAGCCTTGCGTACGTAACGGTACGTCGACCCGTCCTTGCGGTGCACAGTGATAACCTTCCGAGCGCGATGCTGAACATAGCCAGACCGAATGATGGTGCGCATTGTTACTGTAGCCTACGAAAAATTTTGGGACCAGCCATTGAGGAACATTTTGAGCTTCCTCTCGTTTGACGCGGCAAAATCGAACACGTCCACGTCCGAGTCCGAGAGACTGATCGTCGGGAATGTGTACACGTGTCTTAAATTCATAGTAGAATATATGATTCTCGTGGCATATGTCTTTAGATCCTTCACGTCCGCTGGACATTTAAAATCAATTTTTATAGAGAGAACATCATTTTGTCCCAAAAATGGACCACCTGGGGTGGTTTCAGCCGTCCCACCGTCTATATAGTTGTACCCGTCACTCAATTTTACACTAGAAATGAGAAAGGGAACGGCCACGGAGGCGCACACGGCATCCAGAACGGACATGGTCGGTGTCGTATCGACGGAAAAGTACACCGTCTTCATGAAATCCACACAGTACGAAGACACGTGGAGTTTGACGGGAAACCATTCAAAAAGTTCTGTGAACGTGACATCATCCTTTCCTATAAAGTTCTTACATGCATCCGAAAAAACTTTACGAATTTTGGAACAAGATATAAGACCGTAATCTTTGAGGAGGCATTTTATATTTAATTTCATAACCTGTTTGACGGGAGCCGCGAGTGAAAAGTCGAGAACTTTAGCCACGTCTCCTTTTGCGAGACAATACACAAACCCGAGGAGGGCGCCCGCAGACGCTCCAGAAAAAGCCTCGAGGTCATCGAGACGACCATTCTTTTTGAGTCTCGTGAGAACGCCGAGAAACAGAAAGAACCCCATGGCACCTGGGCCTACTATGAGATTTTTCATAACTACTAGTAAAATTGAGGAAAAATCCCTCGAAGGGACGCGAATGTAATAGTAAAGACGACGGTATGAACCAGAACCTGAACGGCACCTGTGTGTCCCGTGAAGAAGACCGAGCCTCCGTTCGGTGGGAGTGTCAGAATGACACCTGGGGTCAAGAGGATAAACAGAACTGCAGGTACGACAAGGTCGGACACCGTCAGTGTGAATTTAAACACAAATTTGATGATGAGCCATGACAGAATGGCCATGACCAACGCATGGAACAAGACTTGGTGGAGAAGATCAGCGCCTGGAGGCAGACTGAGGACAAGTCCTGGACTCAAGAGACCGAACAGGACGGTCGGCACGAGTACCTTTGGTCCCGTGATGTCGATCATTTATTATACGTGGTCAGAAAAGTTCAAAGAGATGATTCTGGGCCCATCCGTGAAACTCGTACTCGGATGCACGCTTAGTGATGGCGTCGATACTTGAAATCTGGCGCCACAAATAGGCGTGAAACGGTCGAGGGGTCGCCTGTGGTTGCCACTTCCAGGGTTCAACGACAAACTCGACAAACTGGGGGTAACTGACGAGGTGTGTCAAATAGTTTTTTTGGAGTTCTTCGTAGATAATTGCCCATGCGTCGAGTAAATCTTCAGAGTGCGCCGCTTGCCAATCCTCTGGGTCCGGGTACGGTTCAGAATCGACAGATTCATCCTCTGAGTTGTATGCGTACGGATCGCCAATATAGGCGTCACGCGAGTACTCGTCATTGATTCCCATTTTTACTTACTATTTTAGGGCGCCAACGCCTTAAGCCCTGATACAGAGACGGCAGCCGACTCTTTGATGGGGGCCGAATCCTGAATTGCGGTCCAGGCACCTTCGACCTGGGCCTCGTTCCCACCAAAGAACATCCTGAGACCCTTGAGAATGACATCCTTGGTTATGGACCCCTTTGTCTTTTTGTTCTTGAGATTGACCTTTACCTTGTCATGAACTTTGACGGTATCAATCTCATTTTGCTGCATATGCTTCGTCACAAACTCGCGAAGATCCTTCTCACGGTGGTTTAGTACCGAGAGATCTTTGCGAGCTGCGGCCAACTGGGCTTTAAGAGCAACCCACTCGGTCATAGCGGTTTTAAAGTCCATTCTGAAAGAACGGGCCATTTTTTTAAACATCTGAAGGCGCGGACAGTCGCTGCGCGACTGGACTGACTTACTGGTACTCAAAGTCAATCTCGAACTTGGGACGCATGACATCTGGAGGAATGGTGCTGAGGTTGAAGATGCTCACTGGGGTGCGGGGGTTAAGGGGCTCGCTGCGGAAGTCGCGGTTGGCGTTGCGAAGCACGCCGCCCAGAGTCTCCGGGTAACCAATCTGGCTGCGTGGGTCAAGGTAGTTCTGATTGCCCAGGATCTTTTCCGGGCTGAACTGACCAAAGTCCTCGGTCGCCACAACGTCGCGGGGGATCAGGCTGGCGGACGACACGGACTGGCCGATGTTGTCGCTCATATCCTGGACTGGGGCGGGCATCATCATGGTCGTTTGAGCAGCGCCGCCGCTGGTCGCGGACCGGCTACCCACATTCATGCCGTCCACGACGGGCATTGGCTGGGCATACGAGCTACGACCGCGAGAGGGGGAGAACAGAAGAAAAAGAATAATTGCTACCAGGACCACTATGGCAAGCCCCTTGCGATTCATTTATACTAAGTTGGGATATTTTTTCGGTCAGTCGAGGTAGTCGGCTGGGTCATCATCCTCGGGATCGTCCGTGAACATGTAATCGGTCGGGGGCGGGACGCGCTGGGGTCCGGTACGTACCCGTATCTGGACGACTCGCCAGATGGGTCCGAACGACTTTTTCAGGAACCACAATCCAGCAAGCTCGAGGAGGACGTCGCACTTCGTGTCCGCCTTGACGTCCTGACGCTCCACGAGAGCCTTGGTCGAATCGAAAACAGTCGTCACGATTTGTCCCTTGACGCTCACAAGGTTGGCACCGAGGATACCGTCAGTCACGCTCTCCTGGAAGGCGTTCATGATTGTATCATCCGAAAGCTCCTTGCCAAACCACTCCACCTTGGACGTCTTGGCCTGAGCCAAGATATCCTGATCAATTTTGGAAAACAAATCATCGCCATCCGGAACCTTGAAGTTCACAGTCTTGTTTTCGAGGGAATCCTGGAGCACCAGACCATTCACCTGGCGTGTCACTCCCGTAATCTTCAAAAAGTATCGCCCGTCTGGGAGTTTCTGAGGCTTCCCGTACTCCATCTGTAGTACCTATTATATAAAAATATTCTTTAACTTTAGATGGAAGCCTTTCCAAGTTCGTGCAGCGCCAAGTACATTCTTAAACAATGTCAGTGCCTGACCGACCCAATGGATGTGTATTCGACTGTATGCGCATACGTAAGCAAGGAAAACGGGCTGGTGTATCCATGCGACCCTGGGTGTTGCAAATTTTCATGTAAAAATCAAGATCCGAATATTTCCCGCCAAGAGGTCCGTCCTGCGTATGGAGTGACTCTTCCGGCTGGGTTCGGAACAAATGTTCCTCAATCTGATAAACCATCTGAATTTCCAGGGATGTCATCGTTTGTTGACCCTCAGCCACGGTCTCTCATCCCTGGCGCCCCACTCATCACACCCGAGTCTCCATTTCCTGACAATCCATATCCAAACACTCCACTTCTCCCAGACGCCCTGCCGACTGCGCCACCACCACCCGAGGTGCCCATTTGGAAAGTTCTGCTAATTGCATTGGTTCCTTTGGTGGTTGCGATTATTGCAGCATGCTTTCTGTGACTTAAAGAGACCCGTGGTGTAGATTACATAATGGCTACCACCACTCCCGTGACTCTCGATCTTCTGGCAAAGGAGTTGAAGGCTCTTCGTAAGGATGTTCGTAAAATTCGTCAGCATATCGAGGACCCCATGGGTGAGAAGCAGGCGGCTCGCAGTCAGAACAATGGCTTCAACAAGCCGCTGGACGTGACCCCCGAGCTGCGGCAGTTCCTGGGTCTCGCAGCCGATGAGAAAATCTCTCGATCTCAGGTGACGACCCGAATCAACGCCTATGTGACCGAGAAGGGTCTGAAGACTGGGCAGAACATTTCTCTGGACGATACCCTGAAGGCGCTACTGAACCCACCTACTGACGTGCAGATCACCTTCCTGAACATTCAGAAGTACATCAATCCGCACTACATCAAGGAGGTAAAGCCCCCTGTCGAGAAGAAGCCTCGTGCCAAGAAGGTGGCGGAGCCGCCCGTCGACACCCTGACCGAGGCGCAGACCCAGTCCGCCGAAGCACCAAAGGAGAAGAAGATGCGCCCCAAGGTTGCCAAGCCCGTTGCGAGTGTGTGAACAGACTTAAAACAAAAGATTGTGTAATATAACAAACGGAAATGGAGGCTCCTCTCGAGTTTGGACCCCCTCCAGAACTTTCACGCGACCACGTGAATGCTCTGGCTGGGACGAAAATCAAGGATCTGAATTTGTACCGACGCGCATTTACTCACAAGTCAGCCCTGAAACGCTATTCAGGTCTGACTGGTTCTTATGAGACGCTCGAATTCATGGGCGATTCCGTGCTTGGATTTATCATCACCAAGCACCTCTTTGACCTCCACGAAAAGGAGCAGGAAGGGTTCTTGACAAAAGCTCGTACGAAGATGGTCCGAGGCAAGACGTTGTGCGAAATTTCAAAGGTGCTCGGTCTCGATAAACTTATTTTGATGGATGAAAAGGGTGAGCGGAACGGATGGAACACCAACGAGCACATCATGGAGGATGTCTTTGAGGCGTTCGTCGGAGCCATCTATCTGGATCTGGGCATGGTTCACGCGAAGCGGTTCGTCCTTGACTCATTCACCAAGGTCAAGACATCGCTCGTAGATGATAACTGGAAGGACCAACTCATGCGGTGGTGCCAGGCTCTCAAGTACCCCTTGCCCGAGTACCGTATGGTCAGCCAGACAAACGGTCAGTTTTTCATCACGGTCGTCGTGGACGGTATGGAATGTGGGTCGGGGTTTGCAACCACGAAAAAGCAGGCTGAGCAAAATGCAGCCGAAATCGTACTTAAGACTGACTCCCGTTTTAAAAATAAGAAGATTCCAGTCAATGGAAAGAACTGTGCAGAGGGCCCTTGAACTTATCGCGCGAGAATACGCCGAGCAAAGATCTCAGGAATGGTTAGACCTCCGTGAGAATATGATTACGGCGAGTGACGCTGCGAGTGCCCTCGGTGAAAGTCGTTACGAATCAGAAGATGCGTTTGTCAAAAAGAAGGTTCTACGGACCAAGTGGGCCGGGAACGCCGCCACGGCGCACGGGACGCTTCTCGAGCCCCTCGTACGAGACTTGTACGATCAAAAATACAACCGCAAGTCCCATGAGATTGGTCTCGTCCAACACGCCAAGTACCCGTGGCTCGGCGCGTCACCTGACGGAGTCACTGAAGATGGGATCCTCGTCGAAATTAAGTGCCCCCTGACTCGGAAAATTGAACCGAAAGTACCTAAGCACTATTTGCCGCAGGTTCAGCTCCAACTTGAGATTACAGACTTGGAAGTGTGTGATTTTGTGCAGTACCGTCCGGGAAAGGACGGGAAGGCTGATGAGTTTGTGGTTGTCAGGGTTCACCGAGACCGCGAGTGGTTTGCACGCGCACTCCCGACGCTCGAGGTGGTCTGGAAACGCGTTTTGAAAGGGCGGGCCAATGGGCTCTGCGAGATTGTGGATGATGACTCGGTGCAATTTAAGAAAGAAATTGCTTGTGAGATAGTATGATGAGCTGTACGCACAAGAACAAGTTTCTCAAGTGTCGGGACTGTGAAGGGTTCTTTTGTTACAAGTGCATTCAACTTGAGGTTCATAGTTGCCCCAAATTGGATGAACGATCCAAGACTGAAAAGGATAATTTAGCAAATAAATTGGTCAAAGTGGTGGCCCAAAAGGTTTCACTTTTTTAGAATGTACATACCAATGACCAGAATAATAAGTATAATGAATATCAAATTGCTTCGTTCCGTGATTGTTTTCTTCATGTTGACGAATTGAGTACTTTCACGCGCACCTCCTCCTCCGTTCATCCACCCCCATGGCAACTCGGGGCGATACCACGTGACAGTCCCGTCAGAGTACTCGTACTTGCGGGTCGGGAAAGCATCGTGGGGCGCATAGTTGGGGTTGATGGTCTTGAGATTGACGTTTCCTGAGAGATCGAACGGCTTGTTCTGTAGATCGTCCGAGTAGTCGACTGGTGTTGGATCAATACCAGTCGTGTATGAGCCGTCTATAAAGACATCTTTACGAAACCCGTCATGATTGATTCCAAAGTCACCCGTCCAGGTGGTCGGGTTGAATCGGTCAATCTGCAGACGGTCGTTTATCATCAAGGCGGACGCCATTCTAATAAACGCTCACATTATTTTTTGTTTCAATCCGATAAACTTTGGCAGCCGCCTTTTGTTTGTGGAGTTCCCACATCTCGTCAAGGTCGATGTCGAGCATATGGGCCAGCTGGAACAAGTAGCTGAAGACGTCACCCATCTCCATGGTCACGTCGGTCCCTCGATCCTTCTTGAGTCCGGTCTTTTTGTAAATTCGCTGCTTCTGCCTGATACTTGACGCAAGTTCGCCGAGTTCTTCGTTCAAGAGCATCCAGACAATACTGATTGGCGCCTTGTCCCATCCCTTTTTCTGACACAACGCGGCAGTCTCGTCTCGAAACTTGTTCAGTTCCATTGTCATTACATTACACGGGCCGAGCCTTTTTAACTAGTCAAACGTGCAAGCTCCTTTCGGTACCTGTGTACAAGAATAATAGCAAAAACTAAGAGAACAAACTCGGAGAACAGCTTGAAGCTCTCGATACGGTTCTCCTTCGTCGTCTTCGTCTCCACCCATGGTCCAACAACCATCAAGCTAAAAATGCGTATAACGCGCTCGATGGCGAAAAATATGAGAAACCCAAACAGGATGTCATCAAGTTGTCTCATTACTTTTTAGAGAGAATATAAATTATGCTCCCACAGCAAATAATACATGCAACTGACCCCATGATATTCGTGCACGTGTTTTGCGCTTTAGTCGGATCGCTTATTCCACATACGGGCCCCTGAAGACTAGTGATAATGCACAGCAAAAGGCAGCACACTGCAACAATAGTAAAATTACTCATTGTAATATTAGTCTAGAAAATTCCAAACTTGTAGTTACTGGGAATCTTTTTTCCGTATGTAGTGGTCGGCTCGGGCCATACGAGCGGGACTGGGTTTTCGGCAATGTCGCGAAGGTACACAATCTGCTGAAGCATACCTGTCGAGACGGTTTCGGACGCACGCTTCAGAACCTCGGCGTTCATAGCACTGACCTGGCTTTTGACGTCCGTGTATGGGTCCCGTACAAGGTCCGTGTAAACGACGCGCATGAGGGACTGGAGGGCCGAATCATTCTGGCGATCAACCTCGTATCCGGTCATGGACTTTATCTTGGACACAATTGAGTTATGGAGATACTCGCGGTTGAAATCGGAAAAATAGGCGTTCCCGAGAGGCGTGGGGGTGCTCAAGCGGATTGGTTTGGTGTCATACGTCCCGAGCGTATTCATTATTCTTACCCAACTTAAAAAAATTGGGCGCTCAAAATACAATGAAGGTCGTCAAGCGGTCTGGAGATGTCCTCGAAATGCTCTTCGACAAGGTGACCAAACGAATTTCAAAACTAAATATGGCTCCAGAGTTTGCCGTCCTGAACGTCCAGCCCGCGAAAGTGGCCCAGAAGGTGTTTTCGTCCATGTATGATGGCATCTCGACCAGTCAAGTCGACACCCTGAGCGCCGAGGTGGCAATTGGAATGATTACCGAACACCCTGATTATGAGACGCTCGCCATGCGCATCACCGTCTCGAACCTCCAGAAGACGTGCCCCAAGACATTCAGCGATGCTATGCTCGTGTTGCACACCAAAGGTATCGTGTCCACCGAGTTCATGAAGTGTGTCGCCCTCGAACTGGACTCTGAGATTGTTCATACCCGTGACTACGATTTCGGGTACTTTGGTGTCAAAACGCTCCAGAGCGGGTACCTCTTGCCCGGCGAGACGCCCCAGTACATGTTCATGCGCGTGGCCGTCGCCATCCACGGCGACAATCTTCCAAAGGTCAAAGAGACGTATCATCGCATGTCCTCGAAGCAGTTTACACACGCGACGCCAACACTGTTCAACGCGGGAACGAAGCGGCCCCAAATGTCGAGCTGTTTCCTGCTGGCTATGAAGGACGACTCGATCGAAGGAATTTATGATACACTCAAAGAGTGTGCCCAGATCTCAAAATGGTCAGGTGGCATCGGACTTCACGCCTCGAACGTTCGTGCAAACGGAACGCCCATCAAGGGAACGAATGGTGTCGCTGATGGGATCGTTCCCATGCTTCGCGTGTTTAATAACACAGCCCGGTACGTCAATCAGGGGGGTGGGAAACGCAAGGGGTCATTCGCCGTGTACCTCGAGCCATGGCACGCTGACATATTCGAGTTTCTGGACCTTCGCCTGAACCAGGGCGACGAGGAGGCGCGGTGTCGCGACCTGTTCACAGCCCTTTGGATCCCAGACCTGTTTATGCAAAAGGTTGAGGAGAACGGCGATTGGCACCTGATGTGCCCGTGCGAATGCCCCGGTCTCCAAGACGCGTGGGGTGCCGAGTTCAATGAGTTGTACCGCATGTACGTCGCCCAGGGGCGGTTCAAGCGCCAAGTCAAGGCGCGTGACGTCTGGGACAGGATCCTTCGAAGCCAGATCGAGACGGGAACGCCCTATATGTGTTACAAGGACGCGGTCAACTCCAAGTCGAACCAAAAGAACATTGGAACGGTCAAGTCTTCAAATTTGTGCACGGAAATCATGGAGGTTTCGACACCCGACGAGACAGCCGTGTGCAACCTGGCGAGCGTGTGCCTACCGACGTTCATCAAGGAAGAGTCGTGGGGATCCTCTGACGGGACGAGCGGAACCGAAAAGTACTTTGACTTTCAGATGTTCCACGAGTGTGTCGAAATTATCGTTGAGAATTTGAACAAGGTTATTGATGGGAACTATTACCCGACGGGTCCTGCCCAAAAGAGCAACATGCGTCATCGCCCCGTCGGGCTCGGTGTTCAGGGACTTGCGGATGTCTTCCAGATGATGGGGGTTCCGTTCGACTCGCCCAAAGCCCGCGAACTCAACAAAGAGATTTTCGAGGCGATGTACCATGCGGCCCTCAGTCAATCGTGCGCCCTCGCTGAGAAGGATGGCGCGTACGAAACCTTCCAGGGGTCTCCTGCATCAGAGGGGTGGCTCCAGTTTGACATGTGGGGCATCGTGCCATCGACCAAGTGGGACTGGGACGGGCTCAGGAAGAAGATTCATACACATGGTCTACGGAACTCGCTGCTCGTGGCGCCCATGCCGACAGCATCAACGTCCCAGATCATGGGAAATAACGAGTGCTTCGAGCCGTACACGACGAACATCTACCTGCGCCGAACGCTTGCGGGCGAATTTGTCGTTCTGAACAAACACTTGGTCCGCGACCTTGAAGCCCTAGGACTCTGGTCACGCGACCTCAAGACTGAGATTGTTCGGCACGGCGGGTCTGTCCAGACAATCCCGAACATTCCAGACACGCTCAAGGCTGTGTACCGGACCGTGTGGGAAATCCCGCAAAAGGCGCTCATCGACATGGCGGCTGACCGTGCGCCTTTTGTTGACCAGTCCCAGTCCCTGAACGTGTTCATGGAGGATCCGACGGTCGCAAAGCTGACGAGCATGCACTTTTACGGGTGGAAAAAGGGGCTCAAGACGGGAAGTTACTATATCCGTACACGGCCCAAGGCGAAGCCGATCCAGGTCACAGTCCCAGTTGCGTCCTCGGTCGCGCTTGCGTGTTCCCTCGAGAACCCCGAGTCGTGTGTCATGTGTTCTGGCTAGGAACACAAAAGTGTGTTCCGACTATTTTTCCCAGTATAAGTTATAAATGAAATCGTGTTGCAAGGCGGGTCCCAAGGACAAGGTCTGTATCCGTTTCACAAACAAAAAGATATTCACTCTGCCTAGGAAGTTTCCAAAGTCTAAATGTCTTTCTAAAAATATAAAAGGGTTTACAATGCGTGCAAGTTGCGCCCCATATAAAAACTGTAAAAGAAAATAGGCTAATGGACTCGGAAATTTGGAGGAAACTTCCGACCGATATTATCAAATGGATAATTGAACACTCGAAACCATCCATCGATGTTCAATTATGTTTCAAAATTGGGCCCAAGAGACTTGATGAGGCAAAGTGTTGGAAATTATGGTGGCTCCTCAAGTCTCATGATGGTCTTGTGTATAATTGTGAATCAAAATCACTTCACATATTCCGGATACCGGGGTGTCACATCGTGCGGAGACCCATAGAGATGAACTGGCACACGGCGGGCATGCATGTGTTCAACGAAACTGAAAATGTGCATATGCTTGAGCACACAGATCCATATGGCTCATTCTGGTCGTGCCCGATTGCGGATTCGTTTATTACCGAACATCGAGTCCTTTTGAGAGGAAAGCCCCCGACACGGGAACTCACGATTGCTGATGCTTTGATAGTATCGCGTTGATTGCTCGCTGTTTGCTGTTCACAGCCCTCTGCCAATGATTGCGAGTGTTCGTCAGCTGCTTGAGTTGCACGCGAAGGTTCCGGATAATATTGTTCCGCATCTGAGCGGCCGAGGGGGTCATACGGGGTGGCCGAGGGGGGCGACCAGAATTGGTACGGGCGGGGCTGCGGCGCGGCGACGGGCTCGGCGCCGGCGGGGTGACAGCAACCTGACGGGCAAGTTCCGCAAACTCCTTGGCCTCTTTGTTGTATATTTTGTTCAAATTTGCCTGAAAATTTGAATAATGTTTGCTCTTCGCAGCCACACTCTTGGCCTCTTGCACAAGTTTCACGTACTTGTTCACAAGACGAGCAGCTTCCTCGGTTCCACGGGCGGTACCCGTCTGAATTCCATAGCTGATATTTCCAGGGGTGCCCGCCATTTTGACGCGGGACCTGAGATAACTACTCATTTAAAAACAATCAACATTATTTTTATAATGGTACTCTGGTCTGACATTGACGTGACGGTCATCGAGACGGTTCAACTCGCCCGGGACCGGTCACGGTTCAGGTACAATGGAGGTCCACTCCGTTTTCAGGTTCCACGCGGTCTGTGTACTTGGGGCGTAAACTCGTTCAAGAGTTTTCAGGTCCAGGTGACTGACGAGAACTTTATCCAGTGGTGGCGCGCTCTCGAGGCACAGCTCTGTCCCGTGGTAGATGCCCCCTTTAGTAGCAATCTCAAAGATGGTGGACTCCGTATCAAGATTGATGATGCCGTCTATATTTTCGATCAAAATTCAAAACAGATCAACCCTGAAGTGAAGGAGGGTCTGCTTCGGGGTCAAGAGGTGTCGTGCCTCATCGATGTGGACTCGACATACTTTTTCAATGGAAATTGGGGACTGACGGTTCGGGCCTTTCAAGTCAAGACCTGGACCGATGCACCGTGTGTGGATGAGACGCCCCCTGTCGTCGCACTGCCCCCAGGCGTTTGTGCTTTTTTACCAATTTCTTAAGAATTTACTTGGAATAAATCTCACGAGCCTTCTTCAGCAGAGGGCCCTGAACCAGCGCAAAGCCCTTGATGCCCAGCTCCTTCTTGGCCTTTGCGACCGCCTTTATCCATGGGTTGGTCTTGGCGTCCTTGGCCTTCTTCTTGGACACGAGCTCACCGTCCTTCATCTTGAGGTCCTTCTTGGTCAGACCACCAGCCGTTTGAGTGGCGTTTCCATGGTACACCTGAGCGCGAGAACCAACAACCATTTTTATTAGACGGACATTATTTTTTTCAAAGAAGGTGCTTGATTTACACGGAAAATATTTTACGCAATGTCTGGATGTTCACTTTAGCGCGGGACACGTTTGGGACCTGGCCCTCTATTCTCTGGTCTTTGAGCACCTCGGCGCATACCTTAGCCTTGCCCTCTTGGAGTTGCATGATGCTCTGCTCGACCGATGCGAAGGTGGCACCCCCCACGTAGATGAGCCTTCGGACGACCACCTTCTGCGTCTGACCCGTACGATGAGCCCTGCCTATCGCCTGGAGTTCCGTCGCAGGGTTCCAGGAAGGACACGTGATATACACGCGCGTCGCCTCTTGGAGGTTCAGACCGACACCACCCGCCTTGATTTGAATCAAAAAGACCGAGTTGACAGGCCCCTTCTTGAAGGCTGCTATGCGCTCCTCGCGCTGCTCTTTGGAGACGGAGCCGTCTATTCTCACGGCCGGGATACCAGCTTCGGCCAAGAGCTCTTGGATGCGGTCCATTTCACCCATGAACTGTGTGAAGACGAGCGCCTTCTCCTTCGGGTGCTCTTTGATGCTGTCCATGAGATACTCCATCTTGCGTGACCGTCCCGACCACGGCTCAGGGTCGAAGCCGTTTTTGACCGCAATTCCATCTAGGTACAGCTGGGGCCAGACCATCACCTGGCGCACACGGAGCAAGCACTCCAGGAGTTCCATCTGGTGCATCGCCAAGTTACCCGACTTGAAGATCCGCTTGACCGTCTCGGCGCTTTCGTCAAAGACCGACTGGTACAGCTCGCGCTCCTCGTCATGCATCTCAAGCTCTGCATTTTCAAAGTCACATGGCGGGAGCTCGAGTCGGCGGTTGTGCGCCGCCACGTCAGCTTTTGTACGACGGAGCACGTAGGTCTCGCGTACACGGTCCGTGTAGCCCTGCACATGGCCCCTTGGGATACCCACAAAGCCACAGAGGGTCACAAAGTCCCTGATGGAGTTGAAGATGGGCGTCCCTGAGACGACCCAGCGGATCGACCCCCTGAGCGCTCGACAGGCTATGCTCGTCTTGCTCTTGGGATTGCGTATCTCGTGACCCTCATCCAGGATGACGCGGTCCCAGCGGACGCCCAGGAGCGGACACTGAGGTGCGCCTTTCCGCGCCGCCAGTACAGAGTAGGGCGCAACGGTCACACGAGCATTCGGATCCAGCTGGCGTTTCAGACCGTCAAAGGCGTGGACCGTGAGACTTGGCGCGAAACGGCGCAGCTCGTCACACCACTGGCCCACGATGGACTTGGGTACAATCACGAGCGTGCACGGCTTGGGGTTGACGAGCATGGTTGCAATCAACTGGACCGTCTTCCCGAGACCCATCTCGTCGCACAAAAACCCACCTGGATTCAGAGACGCGAGTTCACGCTCGACAAGCCACTTGACACCATCGTGCTGGTACGGAGAGATGAGACGGGTCCGGAGCGCCATTTTTTGGCTGGCTCCTTGGTAGCAACGGAATGCTTTTGACCGGGACAAGACACTTTTTTTCCCAGTTGCTAGTAGGTCATGTCGGAACTTGCTCAAAAGATTTTGCAGATTATTAAAACACATGCCAACCCGAAACAAGGTATATCAAATTTAAAACAAAATCAAAATATCGTACCTGGTCTCGTGGCGATTATCAAGGCGTCTGCCGGTAAAAATATCAAAAAGGTGATAAATGCTGCACCTGCAAATGACGTTGCGAACGCTCTCACGCGCGTTATTCGAAACGGGGTGGCGCCAAAAGCAGCCGCTCAGGTTATCAGCCAGGTCAGCGCTGATGTCATCGCCAAGGCGCTCACATCCCTTATCAAAAACGGCGTGAAAATACCTGGTCCTGTGGCTGCCGCGGCAATTCCCACTCTCGTCCCCACTGAACCAGAGGCTGCTGTGAGCGTTATAAACAACACCAACGCAAGTGTGGTCGCAAAGGCGTTGACGGAAATAATAAAAAAAGGAGTTGCTATTCCTGGTCCTGTGGCTGCTGCTGCAATCCCCACCCTCGTGGAAGGTAACAAGCCAGGGGCTGCCGTCGCGGTCATCAAGCAAACGAACGCAAGTGCGATCGCAAATGCATTGACGGAAATAATAAAAAAAGGAGTGAAAATACCTGGCCCTGTGGCTGCCGCGGCAATTCCCACTCTCGTCCCCACTGAACCAACGGCGGCCGTCGCGGTCATCAAGCAAACGAACGCAAGTGTTGTCGCCAATACTATTGCAGATATGATTAAAAGAGGGGTTACCATCCCTCCTTCGGTCGCAGAAGCGGCCGCCACGGTCGTAGGACCGAACCGGAGTATTTGGAGTTCACTGAAAAAAATGTTTTTTCCTAGTAGTAAGATGCCTGTCGAGGGCCAGCCCAACTTTATTGAAGCTGAAAAAAATGGAAACGGTAAGTTCAAACCACCACCACCTGGATACGTATTGACAACGCGCGTGAATTCTAATGGAATACTGAGGACGGGATTTTTCAAGAACAAACCTCCAACTGGTCCCGAGTTTGGCCCCGCACTTCCACCCCCTGCGCGCAACTACACGAAGATGAGCATCCGTGAACTCCTCAAGGCGCTCCGCGATTATCCTTCAAATAAACCAACGATCCTAGTTGCTCTTCGGAAAGCCGTCGAGCATGAGATTCGGGATGCGAAGGATGAGTACAGTAGGTCTCGCCGCGCTCGGAAGCTTGGCGATTTGCTTCGTTTGTTGCCACGCAACTATAATGGACGGCGTAACGTCTCGAGTATGGTCGTTGATGACGTTCGGGATACTCGCAACAATCGCGAACTCTCAAATTTGCGTTCAAATTTAGGAAGCGTTCCGAATGAAAACATTCGGCGAGCTCTTAATGAGCAACGCAAGCGGTTTGGGCGGAGCAAGGGAGGCCCCCCGCTGAACTATGGCTCGGGTGGCGGAGGGAACGAAAACGAGTTGCGCCGGCGACGGGCTCTCCTTATCCGAATGAGTGGGGGCGGAGGCGGGAACGGTGGGGGAGGCGGAGGCGGGAACGGGGGGGGAGGCGGAGGCGGGAACGGTGGGGGAGGCGGAGGCGGGAACGGCGGCGGTGCACCTCCACCTCTGCCCCCTACTCAGCAACGAGCGATCAACAACGCTGGGGGCGTCAACAGGGCGATGAATACTATAGTCAAAACTCCGGGCGGTGCGAATGAAGTCGCAAAGGCGGCCGAGGCTCTGAACGAGACCAACGGGAATACGGTTCATGCAATTCAAATCAAGGGTGCGAGTCCCGAGGCTGTCAAAGCGGTTCAGAATCTCGGCGGGCCTAAAAATACAATGGTTGTTTTGGAAGGCCTCAACACCCTTTCACGCAAGACCGCCAAGAAAGCAAAGGGGCCGCGGCGCAAGCCGCTCCGCCCACGAGTCGCCGAGTTGAATCGCGTCCTCGAGTCGGTCAAGAAACAGCGTCTCATTTCCCTGATGGCCCATAACGTCACCAAGACGCACAATATCCACCCTAACGACGAAAAACTCAAAAAGTACTACAAGAAGGTTCTCAAGGCGAATATCCTTCGTACGCCTTTTGCAAAAATCGTCAAGGGAAGCGCGAAGAAAAAACGTGTCGTCTCCGCCTTAAAGAGCAAGAGGGCTTAAACAGTGTAAGAAAAAGATGGCGCTCGACGCACCTCAGGCGACGTTTTCGTACATCCTGCGGTTAAACGCAATTCGCCAAAGCATCCTGGCGACACCGAAGCGGTCGGAGCCTTCATGGGTCCGAATCACGACCATAACCATGTGTTCAAAATTTCTTCAAGAAATTGACTTGAAGAAATTTAGAGAAAATTTTGAAAAATTGGGGTCTATTATTGTGCGCCGCGCGGGGTCCAAGTTCAGAGGGTTCGAATGGAAGATGAAAGAGACGGCGTTTTATAATCAAGTGACGATTGGATATGAGGATGCATACTCGCGCAAGAGCATCAAGTTGTTTCCGAACGGCTCAATCCAGGTGGCGGGGTGCTCGGACCTGTTTGATTGCCGGAGAATATTGGGACAACTGTCCTTTATTTTGAGGACAGTCCTCGGGCTCGATAAAAACATTGAGATGGGCGACATCGGGGTCAAGATGATCAACACCAACTTTTCGCTCAACTCTTCAGTAAATCTCAAAATGGTGATTGACTATTTCACCCGGTCCAACCTACGCAAGTTCAAGGTGACCTTCGACCCTGATAGGTACAGCGCCGTCAAGGTCAAGTTCGCTCCAGGGGACGGGATGAAGCAAGTAACGGCGAGCATATTCCGCACGGGAAAGATTATCGTGACGGGCGCTCAGACGCTGACCGAGATTGCTGAGGCGTACGGGATTATCAACCAGGTGATCAAGAACGAGCTTTTTGTGGAGAAGGTGGACAATCCAGAAACATTCGACACGATCATGGGGGCCAAGTTTGACGAATGGGTCCGAGTCCTGAATAAAATGTAATTTAATAGTAAAATGTCTCAGCGCTATGGCATGGCCGACGGTCGGTGTCTCACTGAGTTTTCCTCGTCCCGCATTCTGAACGACCAGATTATGGCCGGGAAGAATATCGCTTTCCAGGACAACTATAAGTACCGTGCGACTCTACAGGCCGAGGGACCTCAGGCATACAACCTGCCCGTCAAGAACGCAGCATGCCGTACAGGTCAGGTGGTTGTTCTGGTCGAGAATGAATAAACCGCGTATTGACCCGTGCAATTTACTTCTGAAATTAGAATATAAATGACTCGATCCAAGTTGGATCTCGCCACAATCCTTGTCAAACTCCGCGGGGACGACTCGATGGACCCAGTCAAGCTTGCCAAGGAAATGTCTCTGGTCAAATTGTGTTATGAAATTCAAAAGATTGAGGAAGAGAAGGAACGCGAACCGCAGGCTGAAGAGGCTACTCTCACCAAAAAGGAAGAGGCTATTGTCGAAGAGATCAAGGCGCCCGAAAAGGCGACGAAACAACAGCGTAAAAAGCACGTACTCTCATGGCTCCTAGACTCATCGAGCGACGAAGAGGAGGCTTAGAGATTTTGAGGGCTTGTACCCTAATGATAGATAAATGGAGGGTCCAGGGCGGATCTATAACACATATCCTCATGAACGGTGGCGTCCTCAATGTTCCAGATGACGAGGTTCAGGAATTTTTTCAGGAATATGTTTCAGCCGTAAAATCAGGGGTGCGATTGTTTGCCGTTGAGCAAAAGACTGAAAATTTCAAGTTTTTCGTTGATCTTGACTATACAGCTCCACAAAAACTTGAAGATGACGACCTTCTCAAATTTTGCACCATAATTCATGATTCCATAGAAACGCCAAGCAGGTGCCTTATTGCACGTGCCAAACCACGGCAAGTTTCAACTAAATTAATCAAAACTGGAGTTCATATCCATTGGCCAGACCTCGTGGTCACTCGTACTAAAGCACTCAATTTAAGAACAAAAATAATTATGAGTTTGACTAGGGACTGTCCCTTTGATTGGGACAAAATCATAGACGCTTCGGTCTACGCTGGATCTGGTCTACGAATGTTGTGGTCGTACAAAAGGAACGGTGGTGGCGCCCTTCCGTACACCCCTTGGTGTCAACTGAACAGCACGCTCACATTTTCAGATGAACCGAGTGTAGAAATTTTAAACCTTTTTAGTATACGAACATCTGGTGACGCGCCAGAAAGTGAAACGTTTGAGAATATAGAAGGTCTTCAGGGATTTATTCAAAAGTACTTGGAAGGTCAGGATACAACGCACGTCAAAAAGGTTCAGAGGCACGAACACGACGGTTGGTTCGTCCAGACGGACTCGACATATTGCGAGAACATCAGACGGAAGCACAAGTCAAATCATGTATGGTTTACTATACGTTCTGGTCGTATTTCTCAGAGGTGCTTTGACGATGAGTGCCGTGAGTTCAAGGGTCGAGAACATATTCTTCCTCCATCAATAGTAGAGCAACTGAAAGATGTTGCTATTGTGGGTAGTCCTTCTTCTTGTTTTCTTTCTGATATTTTTCCCGATGGGACCTCCAGCGCGATTCAAAAAGTACGAACAGATGGTCCACCCCTATTCGGGTCTGGACCCAGTGAGTTGGAGGCGATTTTTGGTAAACCTTCGAGCGTTCGAACGGTTGGTTTCGACCCAGTTCGATGATGCGGCCGAGGCATTATACGCCGCCACAGAGAATATCAAAGACATTGGTCTCGGGCTTCGAAGAGCCGATGACGTTGATATTCAAGAGAAACTTGCTGGTATAGCCGGCCACCTTGGGTACGAAGGTGAACTTATTTTGAATCAAAAAGCAAATTCTATGGGAATTCGCTTCTTCCCTCGTTACTTAAACGAATCGCTCACGGACTACCCAGAATATGTCGACACGCGCGACCCAGGACCAGTCAAAAGCCACGGTCAGTGAGCCCGTTACCCGGACGCGCTCTGGACGCGTCTCAAAGCCCCCAGTACGTTACGAGCCTGTTGAGCAGGTCGAGGACGACTATGCCCTCGATGACTACGACTCCGACGAGTCGGTCATTTTGACCGACGATTCTTTCGACGACGACGACGACGAGGAGGACGAGGACGAATCCGACGCGGATGATGATGGAAATTTGGATGGATTTGTTGTGCCAGATAAAAACGAGACGAGTGAAACAGAAAGCGATGGAGAACCGCCCGTTCCTCTCAAACCACGAACCGCCGTCAAGAAGCGCACCACTACCCGAAAGTGAGCCAGTTCGCGAGGTGTGGACTCCGCAACAGGACTACGAACCACCCCAGCGCCAGTTTTACGCCGTGGAGACTCCAAAAAAGTCCGATCCGTTTGCAATGTTCAAGGAGAACAATATCGGTCTTATTCTACTCGGTATCGTCATCGGCGTCATCATCATGAACATGCGCCCCATCATCGTGAACCCAGGTAAGTCACAATAGACTCGGACTATCGATCGAGTAAAGTGGCGCTTTTTTAACATAATCATCATTTCCAATGAACTCGCCAATTGGACCAGTTCTGTTGGCGTACACGTCTTTCTGTAAAAAACCGACCCACGGGTTTACACGAGTTTGATCCGCAGGTTCCATACTCCTGAAAACGTCGAATGGTCTTTCAATGTCTGGTGGTGGCTGGGAAATAACATTCACCTTGACTCTTTTGTACATGAGAAACAGCAAATACCCAACCGTAACGACTAGACCAAAAGGGACAAAATCCCCCTTTGTAATCAAATAAAAACTCGACATAATTGTTAAAGACCCAGCAATTGCCAGGAGGGCAAGTTGCCCCTTGGGAATTGTTGAAATGAAGTCCATTCTATTTAAATATCAATTTTTAATTTACTGGTCGGGGACCTCGTCCTCCAGAGCCTGTGTCTCCTCGCTGGGGTTCTCGTCGATAGTCACCTCTACCGCGGGCATCCTACGCTCCTCGATAATCTTGGCGACGCGCTCGTCGGCCATGGCGATGAGCTCAGTCAGCGTCTTGTCTGGGAATTCTTTGCGCAGTTCCTCGACGATTTCAGCTGGGTGAGGAATGGGAGGCACATCGGGCTTGGTGTAAAACTTGGAGTTCTCGTCGGCGGGGTCGATGAATGGGTACGGGCCGGGGAGGGGTTTGGCCATCATGTCACGCTTGCGCTTCTCGAACATGGACGCGGCCGCACTCTGGTTCTCGCGGTACTTGGTCATAATCTCCTCAAGTTTCTCGTTCTGGTAGTGAACATCGCTAATCTGGTCCCGATCGGGCGGAACAAGGAGCCACTTGTACATATCGACCACGTAAATGTCCACAATTGCATCCTCCTTTTGGAGACGCTTTGCATGTGCGGCCGCCTCATCACGGGTCGGGAAACAGCCACGAATCTTCATGCCCAGCTTCTCATTCTTCTGCGGCATGTCGGGGCCCACAAACGAAATACACGCAAACAGCTGACCAGGAACGGTCAGGTAATCCTGAGTGAGTTGATCAGCCATTTAAAAGGAACAAGCTCTTATTTTTTAAGTAAAATGGCGCAACAGTTGCGGAAATTGCACAACGAATGCAAGCGCGAGTTAATTCAGAAATGGGTCCCGCCTGGGAGCAAGGTTCTCGATTGCGGATGCGGCCGAGGTGGAGACTGGCACAAATGGAAAGCGGTACAGTGTCGCATATTCGCCATCGACCCGGACGAGGCGTCTCTCCACGAGGCTGAAAACCGAGCCCACGAGATGAACTTGGGCGTATGGTTCTTGGGAAAAGGAACCATTATTCAGGCGGCATTTGCAGGTCCGTTTGACGTCGTGTGTTATAACTTTTCACTTCATTATATATTTGAAAATCCCGAAACGTATCGCTCATCCATCAAAGCGATTGCGTGCGCGCTGAGTCCAGGTGGCCTCCTCATCGGCGTGACACCAGATAGGGACCGGGCCGAGTCCATCGTCGACCATTACGGTAACTACAAAGATGCTCTCGGAAACGAGTTTTCTATATTCCAGGGTGGACGGCGGCTCTTGGTTCGTCTGGTCGACGGCCCTTTCTATGCCGAGGGTGGACGGGACGAGCCCATGCTGAAACCTGACGTGTTAATCGAGGATCTGAAACGGGTCGGACTTGAACTCGTACTTTGGGAGCCAATGCTCAGCCAACCCAACGGATTTATTTCCGATTTATATTCAAAATTCGTTTTCAAAAAAACTTGAGTAATGGTAGGAATGTTGTGGATCGGTCTGGTGGTCGTCATGTTTATCACATTGTTCATCATAGTGGTGATGAACCAAGAACCACCCATGCTGACTGAACTCAAGAGGCGGTATCACGCGACACTTGACGTTCTTCGCAAACTCAATGATCCCGCGTGGAAGGGCGTCCTCAGACCGTCCATCATCACGGGAATGGTGGGATGGTCCAAATCAAAGGGACCCATAGGTTCCAACATAAACAAAGGATATGAAATTTACATCTGCCTGGATGGAGAAGATGTAAACTCCGCTATGTATGTGCTTATTCACGAACTTGCACACATGTCAGTCCCAGAGTATGATCATACAACGAATTTTTGGACAAATTTTAAAAAATTAAAACAAATTTGTATTGACAACAACTTGTACACTCCCTCCGGGGACCGCATGTACTGTGGGGACAATGTGAAAGACTAGGCCTTTTCTGCGATGAATTTCTTTGCAAAAAAGAATATAACCGCCACGACCAGGGCGGTGGCAATGAGACCCGTCAAGGACGCGTCACCTGAATCATTCACAAAATTAGGGATCATCGAACGAAGACGGGTCTGGATTGGCTTGGAAAAGGCCATGACCGCTGCAGCACCTGCAAGAGCTGCCTGGAACTGCTCGTCAGACAGGCCAAACGGGTTCTTTGGGGGCGCCTCCTCTTTGTGACTCGGACCCCGTGCTGCCGACGGACCGGGCATCATCATCTGGGCTGGCCCCATGACTTCGTTCTGGATCATCTGATTCGGTCCCGCCATAACCTCTTCTATCGGTGTAGAGAAGTCCGCCATTTGAGATTCATCAACCTTTTTTTCTGGGCGCAATAACCCGGTCTGAACTCCTTTGAGATTCGCCCGCTCGTCGTGATTGAGGGCAGCCCTCGCAATTTCTTCGTTCAAAGGAACTTGCTCGATTGGCGTGCTGTCTAACTCCACAGTTGGATTGTACGTCTGCATCTACATTTCAAAGTGAAATTATACAAAGAGTATCGACGCGGTGTCAAGATCCCCTTTTCACGACCGTCACGGCACCCCCCTTGCGTTTCACAGTGGGTTCTGATGCAGGTCTACCAGCCGCTGCAGCCCGTGGATTGTAGTGCCTCTGATGGTACTGCCAAAACGCCGGGCCGCCCACGTGAAAGTTCCTCCTGATGGGCGACTTGTACCAAAACACACAATCCGTGATTTTGTTTGATTTGGATGTATTGTCCAGAACGAGACACTCGTAGTTTTCTGTACACGCGTCCATGACCTGACAAAACTGATCAAAATTTGGGAATACCCCGAAGAACGCCTTGTAGAGGTTTTCTCGGTTCTGACGAACGTTGTCACGGAGAGCAAACACATAGTCCACGTTGGTCCGGATCATGGGCGTCATGTCCATACAGTACTGTGTGGTCATCATGAAGAATATTTTCCAGTGGCGACCGTTCATAAAGAGTTGGCGGATACACGTGTCTCGCATGAATGCCCTGTCGTACATACAGTCATCCATAAGGACAAAGACGGGAGCACACCGGCCGACCGCCAAGAGTTTCTTCTGCCTTTCTATGAGTTTTGCGAGAGCATCTTGATTATAGTCCCCAAAAACGAACAGGTCTGGGATGAACTGTTTATAGTACCCATTTCCCTCTTCAGTTCCGGACATGGCGATACCCGCGGGGAGGTGCTTCTTGTGCCATAAAATGTCAGTCACGAGAGTCGATTTTCCCGTTCCTCGTTTTCCTATAAAGACGCAGACCTTGTCATCACCCATCTTGGATGGGTCGAACTTTCGGAGTTGCAATGCCATTCCTCTACAATTTTGAAACAAAATAGGAAGTGGCCTGAAGCGCGGGGTTAAAGTTTCGACGCGTGTGTAAAACAGAATGAAAACCGGAGACGGTGAGATGGACACGTCAGCTTTTGAGAGCAGTGCGATGGAAATTGTGTTGCCTGTATTGGAGTCGGCGACCGTCCTTGCGGCTCACTATTGCAAGGCGTGTAATCGAACCACAATCACGGCCGAAGACATGAGTTACGGTCTCATGTATGCGGCCCGGAACGTCATGGGAAGACAGGTGGGGTCTCTGTACCCTGAGATTTATGCCGAGGAGGACTCTGACGAGGACGAAGAGGACGATGAGGACGAAGAGGAGGAAGAGAACTGGGTTCGTTACTCGGGTGACGACGACATGGCGACCAAGATGAACGAGTGTGCCGATAGTTGGGCCACGTGGCGACCCGAAACGCCAGCAGAGCATGCGCTAAAAGAAGCCGTGGACAAAAATTCATTTTTTGTTAGATGATAACGTACTGGATCGACAGCCAGACGGACGACGAGGACCCGCCTCGATATTCAAATATAATTTTGGAAGAAGAATACGAGGATGATGATCCACCAGAAGGGTTTGAAGGTCTTGAGAAGGGTTCCGTCATCGATCAACCACCTGAGCAAATAACTATCAAACCATGGGATCCATCTGAAAATTTTTTTATTATTGTATAATAAACATGGCATCTACATTTCTTAGTCTGGCAACTACCGTCGAGGCCCAGGGCATAAACTCTCTGATCGGCGGCTTCTCCTTCGCCTCCGCTCTGGCATGGTACGGCGTTGTTCAGGCGGTGATCGAGAAGTACGTCAAGACGGGCCCGGGCGTTCAGGCTCACGTTATCGCCGCTCTGATCACCACTCTGTTTTCCATTTTGGTGTTCATCATCCTCAAGAAGTTCATCAAGAACGTGGAGATCAAAGAGCCAGGACAGGCAATGTTCGCTGTGACGCGTTAGGCCCGAACGTCTTCCAAGCGAATATACCAGCTAAAATAACTAAAATAATAACCCACCAGGGAATTCTCTTGCGAATTCCCGCCTCGGGTGGTGGAAGCGGTGCAAGTTTCATCGCCTCCACTATTCTTTGTATTTCAAATTGCTCTATGGGTTCAGGGGGTGGGAGCGTCGGCCGGGGATCGGCACGCAAGTACACGCGTAGCACAAAGGCGTTTGTGTTCCAGCCTCGAAAATTGAGTGTATTTCCGTTTCGGTCGACCCACCGAACCGTTAGACGCTGAAGACTGTTGATTGGCTCCGGGTAGTCCACGCCGATCAGATAGTCCTTATTTTCATGAAAATTCTTTATACAGGCTGAACCGACATCCATGATGATGGGCGCAAAAGCCCGATTGACGTTCGAACCACTGATGGTTCCTGTTGTTCCCTGGAGAGACCCCGTGTCCATGTGGAATGGCGTCTTGAGTTCATCGATGTCGAGGAACACGTAATCGTTCAGGGAAAAATCGACGAGGGTCGTGCTTCGTACTATGTACTGACCAGTGTATGTAGGGTCCGTCACCGGCGCAAGGGTCGAGGTCAACAGGACGTTCGGGGTCATCCCCAACATTACCGCCAACTCATTTGAATTTATTTGAATTGTAAATGAAGTTGCATTTGTAAAAATGTAATGACCTTCAGAAGCGAGGTAGGTGAGCGTCGGTCCAGCGGCCGACACCGCCGCCGCAAGTGTATACGCCGAATAGAACCCCGGATTCAGGCTGATGGCGGTCGTACCGTTCAGGGTCAAGACGTTCAAGCCGTTGGTCAGGTTGTACATTGTGTTGGGTACCCGGGCCGATACGAGTTCGACCCGCTCTATGTTCCTGTAAGGCTCGGTCAAGTAGAGAATATATGAATTTCCGTCTGGATACAGGGTGGAGTCTCGGTTTTGCGAGTCGGCAAACAGGAGTCGAGCCGTCATCTATTTTTCACCAAGAAACAAATGTAGGTAGTTTTCAGTAATGGGTCTGACCCCGCCACCACCTCCACAAATGGAAAATGTCAAAGTCACCCAAGGTCGTGGGGCGGCATCTGGAGCCCTGACGGCTCTGGCCGCCCTCGGACCCCAAGAAAAGTACATGTTTGGTGGTGAATCCCTGTGGATCCCTGAACTCAAACAGCACTCACCGTTTGCTCAGACCCATCGACTCTTGAACCCTTTGTTACCAACCGGGGCGAACTTTCTCAATCCCCTTACGTCATGTTCTATAGATATAAAACCCCGTGAAGAGCCTGGCGACCTCCTGTCGAATATGTACTTGTCCGTGGCTCTCCCCGCCCTGCCTACAGGGTACAACTACACACCCCTGGTCGGACGAGCCATTCTTCATAAAGTCGAGTTTCTCATAGATGGTCAGGTTATAGAATCCATCGAGGACGATTGGTACATTATCCGTGACCAACTATTTTTAGATGCAAATCAGAAATTGAGCACGTATCAGATGCTGAGTCTCGGCCAAGCAGAGTCAAATGTCGTTCCGGCGGTGTCCCAGGTGGATATGATGATTCCTCTCGACTTTTTCTTCTGCCGCAAGAGGTCCCATAACAGAACGGGCGCTCAGCGCAACGAGCGTCCGTACCTACCCATTTGCGCCATGAAACTTCAGACGATTACCATACGTTTTACGTTCAACAACGCAGCCTGGATTACGAATGCGCCAAGTGACGTGAACGGGAACCCTATAGACCTCATCAACCCCCGAGTACTTGTTGAAGAGATTACTGTATCAGATGCTGAAAGAGTGTACTACATGACGACGCCAATTTCGTACAGAGTCATACACACGTGGAAGGAGGCTGTCCAGGAATTTAATAACGGCCAAGTTCGTTTGAATCTCACGGCAAACTTCCCTGTGTCCATGATTGCTTGGTTCATCCGCAACAACTTGTACGAAACGCCCGCGTCAACATACTGGCGCGAACGATACAGTTACGGGTACACAACCGATTTCCTCCCAGCGGCCGTTCCCGTCACATTTTTCAACGGTGTCAAGATTGATTTTTTAGATTCAATTCAAAGTGCAACAATATATCTCGACAATAAGAACATTTTGTCGAACTTTCCAGGGGCTTTGTATTATAGTTACCGCCAGCCTCTTCAACACGCTTTATCGGTTCCTACAAAGAACATATACATGTATTGTTTTGGAGACAGGCCAAAAGATTATGATAACGCCAAGTACATTAACTTTTCAGACTATAACTCCGAGACATCCCATCTCGATATTACGTTCAATCCGACACTGACCCCTCAGATTCAGCAGACGTACACTTTGTACCTGTACTATCTCGGGTACTCGACGCTCCAGATTGGCGGTGGAAGATCAAAATTCATTCCTTGAGTACTAACAGAAGAGCATGTCACAGGCTGCTCAGATTATATTGGACGTGCCAAACCCTTTCACATCGAAACCTTCATTCACCTATTTTGAAACAAAATATGAAAATACAATTTCATCCCTAGGTGCCTCTTTCGATATTCCTTTTGATAATCAAAATCTAGAGTTTGGATCGACATATGAGTGTACCATTCCAAAGTATGGGGACGTTTTGACTTCTGTATTTTTGCGAGCGACTCTTCCGGCCATTTATACCCCACAGTCTAGAACTTACGTGTATCCTAAACCCGCTTCGACTTTTCCAGGAACATTGTACGTCCAGCAGAACATACTATTAGCAATAGCAAACGGACAGAACCTCGATGTATCAACATACAACAGTCACTTTTTTTCGATTGGAAATCAGGTGTTAATTTCAGGAACAAAAGGCGCCACCTTTAACTTGGACGGAGTGTACACGATTATGGACATTCCAACACCAACTTCGTTTATATGTTCGACAACGGTTGCTGGAATTTCGTTCACGGGGAAGGTCTCTGCGGCCGGAATTCAACCATCCCCAGTTGTTGGGTACTATTCGACACAAAACATAAATCTTTGGTCAGACAAGATTGTCAACTTGCCTTACACGTCTGTTGGTCAGACATTGACGGACCCTATAGTACAACTCGTTCCAGGTCAAAGCATTCAGGTCTTTCAGAGTACAAACCAGTCACTCGTAGGTCAAACGTTCACTGTGGACACTTCGACCGCCAACACGTACACACTCGTGACCGGTTCGCTCGTAGGTGCCACCTCAAGCATCATAGAAATTGCTATAGATGTTGTGTATGACCCAGGTCAAAACAAGTTTGTGTTTGCATCTGCTGTGTACCCAGCCATCACATTCGCATCCGCCCAGGATGCCGCATTTTGGGGGTTCGACTACCTCCAAGGACCTTCTTTTCCGTTCGTAAACGGACTTCTTACTTCACAGTGGACGCTTCCCCAGGGCGGGTGGGTACAGGGCTTTCTTCCCCCATCTCTTTCTAGTTATGATGATTCAGTAGCAAACAAACTCATCAAGGAAGCGCGGATCCTTCTCGGTCGTCAGGTAATAAAAAGGTACACGGGCGAGTATCTCGAACTCACAAACGATCTCGAAATTCCATATGAAAATAAAGCGATTCTCAAACTCATGAACGGGACACTCGACTTTACACAGGCTGTTGCGCCTAGGGAATACTACGTGCCGCTTCCCCTGGGTTGTGATTCCATACCTATATGTGCTTTGACGCGCCAACAAATAAGTGTAGAAATTGACTTTGAAGACTACAGAAATCTTTCCAACAATATCAACCCTGGGTCGGGTGACTTTTTTGATCCATATTCGTACCTGACGTACAACGTATCACAGAATATTATCCAAGGGGGCGCTTTCAATGTAAGTTTCACATTGTCGTATCAGCAATATATTTTGATTTTGACTTTTAGTGGAATTATTATCGTGTATGACACTTCAAAACCTATAGACGCGACTGGTTCGTATTCAGTAATTACTGGATTTTATGGAGTCACATCGGTGTTTGTCAATCTCGTTGCCCTTGGCGACGTCCTCTATATTCAACTTCAAGATGGATCGGTGCTGCAAGGGTTGCTATCGGAACTTGTTCTTGGAAATACATCATCATTCATTCTGAACAATTATCTTCCAACAATTCCGGAGGACGTGGGGCTTCCGACGGGAAGTATGGTCTGCGACTTTCGGTACTTGTATTATGCCCAAAGTAACCTGGCTCAATCGAATGTATTTTTCGTTCGATACGACACAAAAACTCCTTTTCGGGAAAATACGGGCTACACATCGTTTGACTTTACGGCGAACGTGAACTCGACCGTTTCGTCGGTCTATCAAATGTTGTCAACTGGTCAGAATCTCGTTGCCATTCCAAATTCGCAGAGTAACTTGTACACCTTCAATCTGAACGGAAACTTTTTAACAGATTGGAAACGGACAGACTATTCTTCATACGGATTACAGATTACGGAAGGAGTTCTGGTCCAAAATACAGTCTATTTCGTTCTTGATAATTACAAGATTTTGACATGGACAAACGGAACTTTTGGCCAAGTCGTGACCCCACCGAGTCTCGGAACGGGATTCCAAAATTTACACGCCGTTGGAACGAAAATTTACGCATCATCTTCGACCGCATGTGTCATAACTCTCGACACGACTCAAGGTTTGGCCGCTCAGTACTACCCTCCAAAATCTCCATTTTTATTTACAAATAATAAACCTTTCATATTTGCAAATGGTCCACGGTTTGTCTACATAATGACCAATGACGCGTCAAAATCGACAACACCCACAAACGTCATCAGATACGATCCGTACACATCGACACGAGTTCTCCAGGCATCCATTATCGCCGACTATAAAATCCTTCCAGGAGGGACCCAGAAGCCTACGGGCGCGACCATCAAGTACGTCCAGAATCAGCACGTCACGGGTCAGAACTTTGCGGATCTTCAGCTCCTCGGGCCCATCAAGGAGCTCATCGTCACGGGGGTGGCTTCTGTCACGAACGTGTATCAGTATGCAAACTTGGCCTCGAACCTTTCCTTGACCATCACCGGGCACGAAGAGATTTTGACACCCGATGTCGGGACGAACACCGCACTCCAAACAATCACCCCGTTCCAGTACCACACATCGATGCCCATTCGTAACATTTCAGTCTTGCCGTTTGAAATCAACCCCGAGTCGACCGAACCGAACGGAACGGTCAACTTTTCACGCCTTCAGTATCAACTCCTCTCGAATGGAAGCTCGGCATGGGCTTCTTCCTATAACATTCTCAAAATAGGAAGCGGTATAGGTGGTCTAGAGTTTAATTCGCCGTACTAAAATCTTTCAAAGTACTAGAAATGGTGGTCGCACAGTTTGCACACCAGTACATGCGTCTTCAGTATCCACAAGACGTCCATTTTGGCGATGATATATCCATATGGATCGCCAAAGCGGGTGGGGACATTGCCCGACGGAACATGGTTCTGACCGTGGATTGGCCGGCGCCGGCCGCCGTTGATGACTCTGCCGGGACGCGTGTGATTGATTTCCTCGAGTTGCGTTACGGAGATGTCTTGATCGAGCGCCACTATGGAGAATCGTTTGAAATCCGTAACGACTTGTTTGTGCCCCAGGGTAAACAGTCCGCCCTAACGACTATGGTTGGCAAGGGCCTCACAAGCAACTTGGTTCGGTACAGTATCCTCCTGCCCTTGACGATCGATCTGCCCTTGTGTGCCCTCGACCAAGCCCCGATCCTTCGCGTCAAGTTTCGGCCGTCCCTTGAATTTTCAACTCTAAATTGGACCCAACCGATCCAGGTAAATCTCTTTGTTGACTATGTCTACGTGAGCAAAGCCGAACGGGACTACCTGCAAAGCACACCCATCTTTTACCCCGTCGAAACAATCCAGCGCCTCATATTCACCGTCGGTGATGGAATCACCCAGACAACCTTTTTGACAAAATTTACTCGGCTTGTCAAAGAACTCTATTGGGTTATTCAGACGGACGGGTCTCCAGCATACAATTTTACGAACAACGGGCAGCATCAACTCGTGAACCTGAACTTACAGTTCAACGGAGTGGACGTCATACCCTTTGAGATTGGCACGCCACTCTTTTTGAACGCCATGCAGGCTCTTGAATTTCATAGCCATTTCCCGAACCGCCAGTTTTACATGTATTCGTTTGCCCTTGACCCTGAGAGTCGCCGTCAGACTGGGGAGGTTAATTTTGGTTCAATATTAAGACAATTGCATAGCTTGAACCTGACTCCGTGTGCCTTTTCTCGTCAGGTGCGGGTCTATGCCTTGACGTACCAGGTTCTCCAACTCAAGGATGGTGCGCTCGTGTCCCTGACTGATTCCGCAGAGGAAGGCGGAACACAAATATCTTAGACCTTAGTAGAATGTACAAGCCTATATGGCCTGGAACATATTATTTCAAGAGTTTCACATTTACATCAATGGGAAACTCTGGAAGTGCAGGACCAGCAGATGACCAAACGTATTCTGACGCACCATGGCCTTCGTCTAGTTATTTTTCAGTAAAATATGGTCAACAGAACTGGAAGGTTCCAGCGAATGGACTGTACCAAATCACAGCGGGAGGCGCCTATGGTGCGAATCCGGGACGGATTGTCACAGGTCAGGCTATTTTAAGCCAAGATCAGGTGGTGACCATGCTTGTAGGCCAAGAACCAACCCCCCTGACGGCGAACGTCGCTGACAACGTGACGGTCGGAGGCGGCGGCGGGACATTCGTCGTGACCAATGGCGCACCGCTCATGGTTGCGAGTGGTGGTGACGGGACGGGTGGGAACTCGGGTGCTTTTCTTCCGTCGGGGAACGGTGGTGGAAACAGTGGCGCGGGATTTTACGGTGATGGCGCACAGACAAATCCATTCTTTCAATTTTTGGTGCCGAGGGCATACGTGAACGGCGGGTACGGAAACATTTATCAATACGGACAGCCGACTCTTCCCGAAGAAGGGGGTTTTGGAGGTGGACAATGTCCCGTCGGACTCTTGACGGCGATTCAACAAATTACGGGAGACGGCGTGACGGCAACATGTCAAACGGTCGTTCCTCATGGGTACCCTTTCAACTATATAGTGACCATCACGGGAACGACATATTACGACGGCGTTCAGGTGATTACATCAACGGATCCGAGTGTGTTTACATTTTCGAGTTTAAATATACAGACAGTAACCACGGGTACTGTCGCCGACATGGCCACGTACTCGGGTGCTGGTGGGTACACGGGGAGTAGCGGGTACGTTGGCGGTGGGGGTGCGACGTGCTACGCGTCTTCCGCTGTCCAGAATTTTACAGATCTAGGTGCTGCATCCAATGCGAGTGGGTTCGTCACAATCGGCCTCATGAATCCAGTTCCTCTTGTACCGACTTCAACGTGGAACAAGACATGGACCACGTCGATAGAGACGTTTGTCCCGCCAAATTCAAAAGCGTCAGCTGTTGCGTTTGGGAACGGAGTATATGTCGCCGTGACGGACGGAGGACCTCTCCCCGTTCTGTATTCGTACGATGGAGTCAATTGGCAAAAAAATGCAGTTGGTGCACCGGTTGCTTCGTGGGTAAGCGTCACTTATGGAAACGGGTCATTTTGCGCCGTTTCACACAACTACGAGCATATGACTTCAAGTGATGGAATTAACTGGAAATATAAAAATGATTCTGTGCCTCTTTCGACATGGTACTCAATATCTTATTTGAACGGCCAGTTTGTTGCCGTTTCAGCGTCTGGTGCACCGTTTGTCATGGCGTCGAAAAACCCGACGGTAGCATGGACAACAGCCAGTTCAGTCCCTTTCGGATCCCATTTGTCATCAGTTACCTATGGGAACGGTCTGTACGTAGCCGTTATTATTGGAGCTCCATATGTCGTGACTGCAACCGACCCGACAGGGGTGTGGTCAATCGCTCGTTCTCCTCAAGTAAGTTTCTGGCAATCGGTCGTCTACGCGAACGGTCTGTTCGTCGCCGTTGGGTTTGCTTCAGTGATGACGGCGACAGACCCCGCGGGCCAGTGGAATTTGGCTCTTATTCCCAACGATGGACTTCTTTTGTCATCGGTTGCGTTCGGAGCGCAAGTGTTCGTTGCCGTTTCTTCTGACGGGAACGTCATATGGGCGACCGATCCGACTGGAACATGGGTTTATGCAACGTCCGTACCTTCCGGGGCTTGGACTTCAGTCACGTACGGCGCCGGGTTTGTTGCAGTTTCGACCGATGGGTACGTCATGTGGGCGACCGATCCAACTGGAACGTGGACGTACGCAACGTCCGTCCCGAGCGGCGTTTGGCAATCAGTCACGAACGAGGGGGGGTTATTTGTCGCCGTCGGAACCGATGCGGTCATGTACGCGACCGACCCGACCACCACTTGGACGAGCGCACCTTCAGTTCCAACCGGGGCTTGGACTTCAGTCACGTACGGGAACGGCTTGTTCGTTGCGGTCGGTGACAGTGCCGTTATGACATCCCCGGATGGCATTCATTGGACGCTTTTTGTACCAGTAAACTATTCCGCTGTGACTTGCGGTAATGGACTGTTCGTCGCCGTCGCAAACGGCGGGCCGCATGGAAGTCAATATTCTAATAATGGAATCACATGGACCAATGGGAACTTGCTCACAGACGCGTGGTCTACTGTATCTTATGGAAATGGCGTGTTTTCAGCCCTTACAAACTTAGGTTCGAACGTTTCCGCGTACTCAACAAATGGCGTCACGTGGTCCTACGGGCCACCTACATATTCGTTCGTAGTCCCGTCTCCGGGTATTTTTCTTCCGTATCCCTTGGCTACAACAACTACTGGAAGTGAAATTTTAATATCTTCACTGACTTATTCTCCAAATGTTTTCACGAATGGAACGCTCACGCGAAGTTACTCAGCCGTGTATCAGAATGAAGGATACGGATGGTCATCGGCTCTGAGTGGCGACGGACGAGTCGCCGTCATAGGCGCCCCGAATGCATCGAGTAATGTAGGGAATGTGTACGTGTACACCGACGGTGCTTTGACGCAGACTCTCACGGGCGCATCCGCAAATGTCATGTTCGGATCATCACTCGCTTTGAATGCCGACGGAACCGTTCTCATCGTTGGCGCTCAGGGGACGTTGCCAGGGTACGCAAACGTGTATACAAACGGGGTTCTGACACGGACCCTCACAGGCGATGACGGGTTTGGGTGGGCGTGCGCTGTCAACGCATCTGGCGACGTCTTTGCGGTGAGTTCTTTGATCATAGGTTTTGGTATTTCAGGGGGTCAAACAGTTCACTACACACAGGGGAACGTCACGACACGACTCACAGGAGATACCCCTATTGACGGATTTGGATGGGCGATTGGTATGAGCGCGGGCGGTTCGATTCTCGCGGTGAGCGCTTATTTGGCGGCATATGTAAACGTCTATAAAAATAGTTCTTTTGCTTATAAACTCCAGGGATCCTACGCAGATCAGTTTGGATGGTCTCTCGCGGTCGATACGTATGGGCACATTTTGGCGGTCGGTTCGCCTCTGGCGACCACCGGCGACGGGACTATAAAATTGTACCGGGATGGCGTTCTGGACAAAACGTTGAATGGTCCGAGTGGAGCTACGGAGGGGTTTGGGTGGACTATGACGATATCAGGGGATGATAGATATTTAGTAACAATATCGAGATACGGTTCAAACGTCGAAACGTTCAGCATTACAGAAAACGCCCTTGCCGATTCGTGGAAAGGTTCAACGTATGGAAGTAACGGTTTATTTGCAGCCGTTGCTGCAAGTGGTTCAACAATGTATTCTCAGACTGGAATTGCGTGGTTTGACGGTGGTTCACTGGGCTTTTCATCAAACTGCGTGACCTACGGTCAAGGGTACTTCATCGCTCCTTCAAGTAATCCAGCAAAAGCAAACGTAGCAATTTCTACAGATTGTCAGAGTTGGTCAAACGTGATTTTGGCGTCGGGGGCGGCCTATTCTGGAGCGACATGTGGATCGCCTTACGGGTTCGTTATCGTTTCGCCAACTACATTTGAAATTGGTTACTCTCCTACATTTTTCGCCAACCCGAATAATGTTATAGTTTCAACAAAATTGAACAATACACGGTGGTCACAGGTCACTTATGGAAACGGTTCTTTCGTGGTGGGAGGCAAAGGACTTTTACAAAGCACACGTGACAGCGGGAACACGTGGTCGAGAACTCTGGTGAGCAACACCGTCGCAAGTGTTTCTTATTCTCGTGAAATAGGAACCTTCCTCGCCTTTGGCAATGTCTTTGCTGACGGCACGTACACTTCACAGGACGGTGCGAACTGGTATCAAAACACGAACCTTCCTTTGACGGTTCCGAGTGCGAACGCATCCACGGTGTGGGGCACGGACAAATTTGTAGCCTTGCTGGATGGCGACTCGAACGTGTTCTATTCTCGAGACGGAGTGTATTGGAACACCACGACTCAGGGAACTGGTAAAGATTCGTGGAAGAGTGTGACCTGGGGCGCGGGGAAGTTTGTAGCGTGTCCGACCTCTTCAAATGCGATGGTTTCAAGTAATGGGATTGATTGGACGACAGAGGCTTTTGTGCCACCTACAGTACCCCCGGGTGTCTGGTATTCAGTGGCTTACGGAAATGGTATATTCGTTGCTGCCGGCCCCGCCGGTGCGATGACGGCGACCGATCCTGCTGGAACATGGACGAACGCGATATCAGTTCCGAGCGGTAGTTGGAGTTCAGTCACGTACGGATCACCTGCCGGTATATTTGTTGCCGTTTCCACCAACGGGCTCGTCATGACTGCAACCGTCCCAACTGGAACGTGGACAACAGCCACCGGACCGCAGGCGGGAGTTTGGAATTCAGTAACGTATGGAAATGGTCTGTTCGTTGCCGTCTCGACCCAGCCACCTTACGTGATGTGGGCAACTGTCCCGTCTGGTACGTGGACAGTAGCAATACCACAAATCGGGGGCTGGAATTCAGTGGCTTACGGGAATGGTCTTTTCGTTGCCGTCAGTGATGTAGCCCCGTACGTCATGTGGGCAAGTGATCCAAGAGGAACGTGGTACACAGCCACTGGCCCACTTCCGGGGCATTGGAATTCAGTAATATACGTCAATGGCGTGTTTGTGGCCGTTGGCCAAAACGTTGTGATGGCTGCGACCGACCCACGAGGCACGTGGACGCTCGCCAGTTCAGTCCCGGATGGACCTTGGAACTCGGTCTCTTATGGAAACGGTCTATTTGTTGCGACTGAAACTGGAAACACTGTCATGACGGCGACCGACCCTACAGGGACATGGACACTGACCAGTTCTTTGTCGGGGGATTGGCGTTCAGTCACGTATGCAAACGGTCTGTTTGTCGCCGTTGGTCCTGGGAATCTCGTCATGACATCCTCTGATGGATTTAACTGGATCTCTCAACTTCAACCATTTATAAACGGATCATCAGTTGCTTACGGAAATGGGATTTTTGTAGCAGTTTCAAACATGGGATATTATGGCGCCGCTTACTCGTATGATGGTCTCACATGGACAATAGGGCTCTTTGCCCCCGTAGACGCATGGGATTCAGTCGTCTATGGGAACGGGTATTTTATGGCTGTATCTACAAACGGGACTCACCCGGTCATGTACTCGCAAAATGGTATTCAATGGTACACAGATGTTACAGGTGCAGAACCGATCGGGTGGAAGTCAGTTGCTTACGGGGACAACACCTTTTTGGCGGTCGAGGACAAATCAGGTTCTTTCATGACGACACAACTTGGCGAGACGTTCTAAGTGAATGCACCCGTCGTATCCGAAATCTTTGTGACCCGATAGTAACTTCCTAGATTAGGAATCACACCTCCGGCCGATTGCTGTATAGTTATACCAAAGGTGGTTTTCACGGTGTGTGTTGTGACTTGAATTTTGAACAAAAATGTGTGAAAGGTATCTGGTTCTAAAAATCCAGTCGTTGGAAAGGCGATCTGATCCGCGCCATATGTTGCCGTATATCCCGTCGTTGGCGTTCCGGGACCTATACCCGTGATGGGGCTGGCCGTATAGTATCCAGACATGTATGTCGGTTGTCCCGGTGCAACGAGATTCCAGTCGATAGTACCCCCGTCACTATCTTTCCAAAAAATACAATACATTTCTATATCGTATACGGACGTGGCTTCCAAATCAATTGCTGTACCATCGCTCGTTGCTGAACCTGAAAAGAAGTAAAAAGGCGATGTGGAAGAAACAGCGGCGAGACTAGATGCGAGCCTGTATACTTGCTGAACAGGAACGAACCCTCGCCCGGACGCCGTGTTCAAAGTACTATACAAGTACGTGTTGTACAAAAGTTCGCCAGGAACGGGTGTAGCGAAACTCGCAGCGGTTGTAAAATTGATATTCATTGTCGTAATTGTTCCGGAAACGTCTAGAGCCGTGACTGGATATGTCGTTCCTATCCCGACGTTCCCGCCACAGACAACAAGAGAATCATTCACATTGAAACTAGGTTCGATAGTCATAACAGATGCGGTTCCACCACTTGACGTGCCAACTATGATAGCCGTTCCGTCACCACTCATACCGACCGAGTGTCCGAAATATATAGACGCGCCAACATTCGGTATGACCCCGAGTGAATTCCACGACCCGTTCACGTACCGAAACACGTTTGCGGTTCCAGGGGGATCGTTTTTCCCAACGATAATCGAGTTTCCGTCGCCACTGATGGCCACCGACGACCCAAAACTCGGATATGTGGCGCTGTTATCGATGACCCCGAGTGAATTCCACGACCCGTTCACGTACCGAAACACGTTTGCGGTTCCAGGGTTATAGTTTGTCCCAACGATAATCGAGTTTCCGTCGCCATTGATACCGACCGACCACCCAAAACCCGGATCTGCGCCGCTGTTATCGATGACCCCGAGTGAGTTCCACGACCCGTTCACGTACCGAAACACGTTTGCGGTTCCAGGGGTATCGCTTGTCCCAACGATGATCGAGTTTCCGTCGCCACTGATGGCAACTGAGTGTCCAAAAAATGCACCAGCGCCGCTGTTATCGATGGGGCCGTCGGAAAGCCAGCTCCCGTTCACATACCGGAATACGTTTGCAGCGCCATCGAATGACCCGACAACGATCGAATTTCCACTTGCACTCATACCGACCGAGGCTCCGAAACCGGATGGCGCGCCGCTGTTATCGATGGGGCCGTCGGACAACCAGTCTCCGTTCACGTACCGGAACACGTTCGCGGTTCCTGGTGCATTGTACGCCCCAACGATGATCGAAGTCCCTTCGGCGCTCATACTTACCGAGGTTCCAAACCCTGGATCTGAGCCGATCCCTGGAACAACCCCAAATGATGTCCACGTCCCGTTCACGTACCGAAACACGTTCGCGGTTCCAGGGCTGTCATTCGACCCGACGATGACCCAGGTCCCGTCAGAGTTCACGGCGACAGAGGCCCCGAAGGCTGTCCCAGAACCAAAATCACTCCCTATGATAAGTGACGGTGGAATATCCAAAAAATTGAAACGCGAGTTTCCCCCGTCCACGAAAAGGTTCGAGGTAAAGACCGTGTTGGAGACGTTAGAATCGTAAGCAAAGAGGTTCGAGGTAAAGACCGAGTTGGCGACGTTAGAATCGTAAGCAAAGAGGTTCGAGGTGAAGACCGAGTTGGCGACGTTAGAATCGTAAGCAAAGAGGTTCGTGGTTGTCAGAGCATTGGATGCATAGATGTTGCCCGTAACATTGACGGTAGATGGCGTATCAACATATTCATATTCACTTCTATATGAAGAAATGGATACACCCACTGCACAAAATAGGCCAGAAGGACTACAAGTTACGGATGTGAAATCATGGTACGGGGGACTCATAGGCGTCCAGGTGATTCCACCGTTGTCTGAGTAATAGTTAATATAATTGCTTTCCACAACGACAAACCTTCCGGTCAAAGGACTGCATGATATAGACTTGTAAGTACCATTATATGATAAACTACTCATAGGCGTCCAGGTGATTCCATCGTCTGAGTATGAGTTTCCTGGATTACCGCCGGTCACGGCGGCAACAATAAACCTTCCAGTTAAAGGACTACACGTCACGGTCGCGGACGACCAATATTGTGTCTGTAAACTCATGGGTATCCAGTTGATGCCGTCATCAGAGTAGTAGTTTGTGTCATTTGGTACCACGACAACGAACCTGCCAGTCGTGGGACTACACGTTACGGCATTGTAATTCTTTGATGCTAAACTCATGGGTGTCCAGTTGATACCGTCGTCCGAGTAGTAGTTTGTGTCATTTTGAGACACGACGACAAACCGACCTGCAGGACTACACGTCACGGACGCGTAATATTGTGTCGGTAAACTCATAGATGCCCATGTGATACCGTCATCTGAGTAGTAATTTATACGAGGTCCCGCGTTCGACACGGCAACGAACCGCCCAGTCGCGGGACTACACGTTACAGAAATAATCCCGCCATACCCTGAACCTGTTGTAGATGTCCAGTTAATACCGTCATCCGAATAGTAAGCTCCGGTGGACCAGTTAAATAGAGTAGCGACTAACCTACCTGTCAAAGGACTACACGTTATGCACGAATAACCAGCTACTGGTAAATTAGAATCACCTACAAAAATAAAATTTTGTATAGACGAGTGCACAAACAGGGTGCTGGTTATCAGTGAGTTCGCGAGGGTCAGTGTGTTTGCGAAGAGGTTCGTGGTTGTCAGAGCATTGGATGCATAGATGTTGCCCGTAACATTGACGGTCGATGTCGCGTTCGAAAGGGTCAGGGTGTTTGCGAAGATGTTGGTCGTCGTGAGTGAGTTGGATGCATAGATGTTGCCCGTAACCTTGACGGTCGATGTCGCGTTCGAAAGGGTCAGTGTGTTTGCGAAGAGGTTCGTGGTTGTCAGAGCATTGGATGCATAGATGTTGCCCGTAACCTTGACGGTCGATGTCGCGTTCGAAAGGGTCAGGGTGTTTGCAAACAAATTGGTCGTTGTCAAAGCGTTTGAGGCTGTGATATTTCCAGATGATTTTATTGAAAGTATATTTGATAAATTTCCGTAATTATCAACGATCACGTTTCCAGTGCCTGTGTAATATAGATTGGAGGTAACGGTGTTTGCAACAGCGTTGCCCACAACGTTAAACCCTTTAAAGAGGTTCTGAGAAGACATGTGCTACCATCTACAGAGGTTTTTAATATCACCCCTCGTCTAAATACCCAAAGAAATCCATTCAAATGTACCAAAGTTTGTCCAGGTCACCTGAAAGTTTGTGGTGGTCACGGCAGAGACCCACGGATTTGTTGCTGCTGTAGTCGAGTATGGAGTTATCAAAACTATCGGGTTATTCGTATAAGAAATGGGAAAGGTTATGGTTGTAGGGGACACCGCCATGGTGTTCGAACCAGCCTGCATGTTAACAACACCCGAGTTCAAAAAGAAATTGCCCTGTGTACCACCAGATGGATTCCAGTTTGTAGAGGCTGCCACTCCCTGACGAGCCGTGAGTGGAGGACACATGCCGTACGATGCCGAAACCGTGTTCCCGACTGCGGAAATTTGTCCTGAAGCCGTGAGGTTGGTGGTGAACACGTTCGTCGTCGTGAGGGCGTTTGAAGCGTAGATGTTGCCCGTGACGTTGATTCTCGAAATGGCATTCGAAAGGGTCAGTGTGTTGGCAAACAGATTCGTGGTCTGGAGAGCGTTCGAGACATATATATTACCTGTGACGGTGAGAGACGACTGTCCCGATGAACCCTGAATTGTCTGGACTAGAACGTTTGCAGTCGATACTACATTGAGGGTCGTTGAATTTATAAAAGGAATTGTGAGCGTATCATAATTGAAAATTGTATTTGACGAGTTTGATGTGAATCCGGCTGCTACAATATTTGTGGTTGTGACTGCGTTTGATACATACAAGTTTCCCGTGATACTCGCGGCGGCGTTCGCAAGGGTCATGGTGTTTGCAAAAATGTTGGTCGTCGTGAGGGCGTTCGAGACGACCAAATTTGCAAATGGTTGAACTATATTCGCCGAGTTGATGTTTGAAATTCCTGACCCGTTGGAGGCGATCAACAGACCCTGGACGTTCAGACCCGTCAGGGTACCCACACTCGTGATGTTGGTTTGGGCAGCCGCCGTCACGCTCTGAGCCGTCCCGACGGTCGAGACGTTCGTACCGTTGATATTTCCGATGGCCGACCCGTTAGAGGCGATCAACAGACCC